TGCTGGTTCAAATCCAGTCACTCTGACTTATAAGTTCTCATTGATTTATCAGAAATGGTCTGTTAAGTCACAGCATGAGTCGAGAACTTAACCGGCTGTTAGAGCCGTTCATGTACTAACAAACGGGGTCGCATGTTCCAAGATTGGCGATTGTCCCTTGCAAGGACGATGGGAGGGTTTGATTCCCTTCGGCTCCACTTTAGAAACCAGTCGAATGACTAAGATTAACGCTCTTGTAAAGCAAGGCTAACAAGCCTAAAAAACGTCTTGTCAATCCCTTACTGGTTTATTCAGGGTTTGGGAAAGCTTGGAAATCCGTCTGCTTTGGAAGCAGAAGATCGTAGGTTCAAATCCTACAACCCTGACTTGTCGATAGTTACAATGGGCCTGTAAGAAAGGATCGCAACCTTTCGAGGTATGAAGCCGGTCGATGCGGGTTCGAGTCCCGTCAGGTCCACTTATGATTCCCTTATTCAAATCATCTGGCACGATTAGGTACGGACAAACCAATCTTATACTTGATGTTGACCAGGAAATCGTTAGGTATTACAGGATGCTGTTACCTAAGTCCATAACAATTAACTCTCAAATGTATGATGCCCATATTTCTGTTGTAAGGAAAGAAACTCCTCCGAAAATGGAGTTTTGGGGCAAGTACGCTGGCGAACTCGTAGAATTTGAGTATAGCCACGTGATTCGTAATGGAGAGGTTTATTACTGGGTCGATGTATTCAGTAAGAGACTCGAAGAAATACGAGAGGAACTAGGCTTGATTGTTCATAGCCCCTACATTGTTCCTCCTGAAGGCTACAACCATACCTTCCATATCACTCTGGGTAATTTGAAACAACTCGTTCAGCAGACTAAACTTTGCTGAACGGCTTAGAATCAGTCGAATGACCAAGGTTAACAACTTGAAATTGTTCCAACGCCTTGATCTCCAACTTACTGGTTCATTCAGGATGTAGGATAATTTGGTATTCCATCTCGTTTGGGTCGAGAAGACTGCTGGTTCAAATCCAGTCATCCTGACTTTGGCTGCGTTAGCTCAATGGTAGAGCGCGAAAAAACATCTTCGCCGGCAACTTACCAGTTTACTGGTCGATAGGATGAAGGTTAACACCATTTGGAGGTCGAGGTTCTAGGTTCGAATCCTAGGCGCAGCTTTATGGAAAACTTAAGAGCAAAATGCGAAGAATTGCTAGAAGAGGAAAACCCTTTTGCGTTATTCGCTAATGGATTTGATGATGCAATCATTGGTATAACTGCATCGGCTGCTCCGGTTGTATGTTATAGCATTGAAAAATGCATTCAAATCCTAATAGAAAGAGATGGAATGGACGAAGATGAGGCTGAAGAGTATTTTGAATATAATGTTCTAGGGGCCTATATGGGAAAGTATACTCCTATATTTATTCGATAAGGAATGAAGGTAATAACCGTTTGTTTCCGAATAAAAAGATATGAGCCAATGGTACAAAAAAGCGGATGACGATGCTGATTTCATGCATATTGACCCTGAAGAGAACTGGGAAGAAGCTGAACAGGCTGACCAGGTATTCAAATCAGAAGGTATTCGATACGGAAGAGATAAGAATGTAAGTCAAGTTGCAATAGAAAATGGTGTTGTTATTGGCGCTCTTGCAAGCGGATGGGATAGAGATAATGGTTATGGTGAAGATGTAATGGTCTTCTCATTTGATCTTGTAGTAAAACCTGAGTTTCGTCGTCAAGGAGTTGGTTTGAAACTTATTCAGGATGCTATAAAGAAATATAATCAAGAAAAGATGGATTTTCAAGAAAGCGGAGATAGAACGATGATGAGGATATGGGTTGTAAATCCGATACTCATTCCTGTTCTTGAACGATTTGGGTTTACGATAGAGTCAAGTTATGAGGTTGATGGACTTGGTAATCCGGGTTCAGCGCATTTGATAGCATATTAGTGAGGTTGTAGATGCTTCCTCAACGAGAGTTAAAAGCCTACCAGGATTTATTAGTTTTGTTCCAAACCTAAAAGGGTGAAAACTAATGTTTATGAGGCATTGAGTCATTGGTTGATTGCCTGCCTTCCAAGCAGGTTCAAAGGGGTTCGATTCCCCTATGCCTCTTTATTCGGCCAGTTGAACAGTGTGGTGAGTTCAAGACGCTGTAAACGTCCCGCAATCAAGTAAGTCTTTGGAGGTTCGATTCCTCTCTGGCCGACTTACGCAGATAAGATGTTACGGAAGCATGGCTCGTTGCCAACGAGTTCGACGGGGTTCAATTCCCCGTATCTGCATTTGGGAGTATCGGATAGAGGCAATTCCGGCTGACTGTAAATCAGTTGTCATTAGACTACGGGGGTTCGAGTCCCTCTACTCCCACTTTGCCAAGTATAGCCCATACGCTTGTAAGTCTTATCCGGCAAGATAAGCAGAACGAGGGTAGGTATTATCCTAACGCCTAACGCTATAGCACGCTCCCGCTTGGGTGCGGTTCAGCAAGCAATAAAAGAGGATGGACTGATGGAAAGACATCTAGTATATAGTGTATAGGCTGAGCATACCCGCGCATAGCGGGAGGATGAGGGTTCAAGTCCCTTATATACGATTTTGGATGTGGTGTTGACTATAGGCAAGGTCTTCCTAGTCTTGAAAACTAGCTTCCCCTAAAAAGGAATGAGGGTTCGAATCCCTTCCCATCCGCTTTTGCGGTGAATAGCCGCCCTAATCGCCGCAAAACATGCGATAAAAGGGTATGAACGAAACAGCAGCAAAAATCGCAATGATAGCAGCAGAACTTAACGCTGAGGCTATGGCCGCTTATATCGAAGCCCAAGGCATGATAGCCGCAAATGAGGCTCGTCGTAGAGATGGCAAAGCCGATGCTTATGGCGAAGAAGCTTTTATGAAACTAAGAGATGGCTTAATGTCTTCTGTTGGTTATAGTTCTTCAAGAGTTAGAGATTGTTATTGACTGCCCTGTGGGAGAATGGCTTAATCCGACTGCCTTTGAAGCAGTTTTGTACAGGTTCGATTCCTGTCGGGGCAATTTTGGGGCTGAAGTTCATATGGCAGGGCCGAACAGTTTATATTCGACTTGGATGTACAAGCGTTTATAAGAAGGAGCGGGTTCAACTCCCGTCAGCGCCACTTTACCTGGAATTGCCCAAACTCCATGAATCGTGTTTTTCGCCACAAAGAGCCTGGTAAGCAACTTTGTCAAGCGAACACGCAAAACGAGGGTTGACCCGTCTAAGTCACGGCTATGCCGAAACTGGATTGACAACATGAAAGAATGTAGACTGCTTAGTGTAATGGTAGCACGCATGGGCAACCTGATCAGGTTTTGAAACGCCCGGCAGTATGGGTTCAACTCCCGTAGCGAGTCTTTGCGAATGTAGGCTAACTCTAAAGCCCACGCTTCTTTTGAAACAGTAGAAGCATCCCGAGGTAGCAACTTGAATTTATTGGTGAAAATCCAATCATTCGCTTTTGGATGGTAGACGAATATAGGTTAGTCGTACTTGTTTCGAAAACAAGCGAGGAATAATAAGCCTCTACTGGTTCAATTCCAGTACCATCCGCTTTGTATTTCCCCTCAAAGTGTAACGGATTTATGCACGTTTCCCTGCGAAGGAAAAAGTTGACAGTTCGAGTCTGTCTGAGGGGGCTTAAATGGAGTAATAAATATGGGAATGTTTGATAGAATCTTTTGCGAATGCGAGTTGCCTGATGGGTTTAACCCAAAAGGAATCGAATTCCAAACTAAAAACTTAGAACGAGAACTCAATGTATATACCATTACTGCTGATGGAAGGCTTTTGCTTCATTATGTAGAATGGGAATCTACTCCAGAAGATGAACTTCCTTATCCTAATATTCCTATTATTGGTTGCATGAGAGAAAAAGAAGGAAGTCGAAAACTGGTTGAAGTTGATTTTCATGGATTGATTACCTTTTATGGCTCAAATCTATGCGCTATTGGTCCGAAAGGTTTTGCTACTGTAAATGACGAAGAGTATTGGAGTAGAGAATATACTGCAAAGTTTACAAATGGCAAACTTGAATCTATTGTTTTAGACTTAGAAACGAGCGATATTACTAAAAGAGGTAAACACATTACTAGAAAAGAATTTCATAAGAGATGAGATGGTTGTTCCTGTAGCTCAATTGGATAGAGCATCTGACTACGGATCAGAAGGTTGGAAATTCGACTTTTCCTGGGAACGCTTTGTTTGCTCCTGTAATTCAATTGAACAGAAATTCTGCCTTCTAAGCAGAAAGTTGGGGGTTTGAATCCCTCCAGGAGCGTTTATAGTTTCTAATTTGAAGAAGGAATTAGAAACCCTTTCATGGAACTACTATTGAAAGGGTGTTTTATGAAAAAAGTTTGCACAGTTTGTAGTATAGAAAAAGAAACAGGTCTTTTCCCTTACAAGAATAAGACTAAAGGTATTTTACATTCTCAATGTAAAGATTGTCTCAAAAAACAAACAAACAAACACTACTATAAAAATAAATCATACTACTTCAAAAAGAATAACGAAAGAAGAGACCGAGTTGCTCAGGAAAACAAAACAAAATTGCTTGATTACCTGAGAGAACATCCTTGCGTTGATTGTGGTCTAAAAGATATAATAGTTCTTCAATTTGATCACGTTAGAGGGGAAAAGAGAAATTTAGTACCCAAAATGGCATCTTCTGGTTGTGCTTGGAAGACTATTATGAAAGAGATTGAAAAATGTGAAATTAGATGCGCTAATTGCCATATAAGAAGAACATTTAAGCAGTTGGGTTGGTATGATAAAAAATAAAACTACGGAGAGTTCGAGTCTCTCCGGGAGTGCTTTGTATGAATCAGATTCTTCAGGGCGATAGTTATGAACTAATAAAGACGCTACCAGATAATAGCGTTGACTATATAATCTTTTCTCCGCCTTATGACAATCTGCGAGATTATGATAAGTTTCCTCCATTCAATAAAGACAACCGAGAAATTCTTGGTAAAGAATGTCTAAGAGTTTTGAAAGACAATAGCATTTGTTCTGTAGTTATACAGGATCAGACAGTTAGCGGAAGAAAGAGCGGAACAAGTTTTAGGCTTGCGGTTGAATGGATGGATATGGGATGGGGATTGTTTGAGACGGCGATTTATACAAGGCACGGTCCTCCGGGCGTATTTTGGAATAAGAGATTTAGAGTTGACCATGAATATGTTCATCACTTCATAAAGGGCGAAAAGCCTCATTATTTCAACAAAGAACATATGAAGATTCCTTCTAAGAATGCTGGCAAGATGGTTTCTTGCGATAAGAGGCATAAGGGAGGAGAAACCGAAGATGGTAAAGATTTCTTGTGCCCAGATTTGAAATGTTGCGGAACAGTTTGGGATTATCCATCTAGCAATAGAGAAGGTAATAAAATAAAGAGTCAGCATCCTGCAACGTATCCTGATAGACTTTGCGGCGATTTGATAAAATGTTTTTCCGCGCCAGATGAAATCGTTCTTGACCCCTTTGGCGGTAGCGGAACAACGGCTGTTATGGCCGCTATAAACGGTCGCAAGTATATTGTTATGGAATATTCTGATGAGTATGTAAAGATTATCAAAGAACGACTGAAGACAGAAGTTGATTCAATGATAAAGTGGGATTAGTTTGCCTCGTAGCACAACTGGTAGTTGCACTCGCCTCTGAAGCGAGTAGTTGTAGGTTCGACTCCTACCGAGGCAGTTTATGAGTAAAACAAAAAATTACAAAAGAGCAATAGTCTATTTGAATCAAACGGAAGTTTATTGCGGAGAAAAACAACTTCAAAGATATGTTGCTTCATTTAGAACAAACAGAGTATCTTGGTTTCTTTCCAAAGAAGAAACGTTTAACTATATAAAGAAAGAATTGAGTAGAAAGAAGAAGATATTCATAACAAAAGGATACAAACATCCTTATGCTTATGAGGTTTGGTTCAATGAATAATGTCCCCGTGGTATAATGGAAGTGCCTCTCTTTCCTAAAGAGATGATAAATGCAGGTTCGAGTCCTGCCGGGGATGCTTGGTTGTAGAAGTACGGATATCTACCGTACCAGTCAGCTTGGTGACGAGTGAAACAAGAGTCAACAATAAGTTGAATTTCTGTTTGGCTACTCCGTAAAAGCTATGTGCGGCGGCTTAGACTGAAGTGGCGCTTTATTGGTGCTTTATTTTCGTTTGTTGTTCTTAGCGGGATAACAAAAGAAGATAAAAATTCCAATCTACAACCTTTTGCTCCTGTGGTCTAATGGAAGGGCCTCTGGCTTCGAACCAGATGCATGAGAGTTCGAGTCTCTCCGGGAGCGCTTAACAGGTTAATAAAAGGGGTAATATATGCCAATAGTTGAAATAACGTTAGAAGAGTTAAAGGATAGCTATGATTGGGCGGAAGTCTTTGCAGATCGAAGTTCAGGAAATACTACAAAGGAAACAACAGAAGTTCCGCCGGGTTCAGATGTAAGCACAAGACCAGCGAGCAGAGAGGATGTTATTGAGATTATCGCCGCCGTCAATGGAGAAAATGATGGAGAGGAATGGATTGGGGTTTTCTTGTTGAGGGACGGAAGGTATCTTGTTGCGCAAGGAAGTTGCGACTATACTGGATGGGATTGCCAGGCTGGAAACAGCATGGTAGTTGCATCTTCATGGAGCGATATCATGCAGTTCGGCTTGTCAGATTGTGAAAAGAGAAGGTTGGGATTAGATTGATTTTTATGCCCCGTAAGGGGCTTTCGACTTCGTAGCTCAATCAGGCAGAGTAGGAGCCTTTTAAGCTCACGGTTGCGGGTTCAATTCCCGCCGAAGTCATTGGAGTGGATTTTTCTAGGTTAGGTATTGACGAGTGCAGCCGAGAGGCTACAATACGGCAGTATCTTGAATCTATACGGAGAAAGCGCTAGAAAAACCACTCATTCTTGACTCCGTAGCTCAATTGGTAGAGCAGCAGACTCTTAATCTGTTTGTTGAAGGTTCAAGTCCTTTCGGGGTTATTTATGAGGGCTAAGCTTATCAGGCAAAGCACCTGTCTCTTAAACAGGAGTCTTGTGGGTTCGAATCCCACCGCCCTCACTTATTGCTGACGTAGCTCAATTGGCGGAGCAACTGATTGTCTATCAGAAGGCTGGGGGTTCGACTCCCCTCGTCGGCGTTTACAGTATTGGAGACACAAATGTTAGAAGTATATCGTTATGAACAATCTCTCGGGAATTTGATTAACGATGTTCGTCCAATCATTTTTCTTGCTGGACCAACTGTTAGAGGTCATCAACCTCATCTAACTTCTTGGCGGTTTGAAGCCATTGAAGAATTCAAAAGACAAGGATTTGATGGTATCTTGATTGTTCCTGAGTTTACATCAAATACCGAATCAGACAAAGGCAAACTTTGGATTCCTGCTTGGGAATTTGCAGGACTTTGCGCGAGCGATATAAACCTGTTCTGGATTCCTAGAACAAAAGAACTGATTGGACTGACAACCAATCATGAACACGGTTTTTGGCTGGCACGAAAGCCAAGAAAAATGGTTTATGGTAGGCCTGTTGACTCTTATCGTAATACTTATCTTGATCTAATGTTTGATTTTGATGCTCAACAAGAAGGTCGTTCAAAAGACATTATTCATGATTCTCTTTCGGCCACAGTTGAAGCTTCTATCAAAAAAGCATTAGCATATCCAAAGAAGTATAGAGAAAGAAGTCTTGTTCAAGTCCCTTCTCCATATGGTGCATTTTGAAATATCCGATAAAGAAAGTATTGGAGATACAAATGGACAAATTGCCTGATGATATAGTAGAATCTCTCAAAAACTCTATTAAAGAATTTCAAAAAGAAATGACAGAGCAAGCAGAAAGAGAAAAGCTTGACCCTCCTGATAGGAAGAGGATAGAATATCCCGGTATCAGATGGAAGCCTTTCGTAAAACAAGTGTGGGTAAAGGGAGAGCAGTTTCCCTTTGCTGAAATTGCGATAGGATGGAGCGCTTGTCTTTCTGAAGAGCAAGAAAAGAATCTTTCAGAAGATTGTCCTAAAGGCAAACAAACGATGCTTATTTCTTATCAGTTTATAGACGAACTGATTCAGGATCTACAAAGAATAAAGCCAGACATTAGTGGCTAAAATAGTTTGGGGCGTGCGAATAATGGCTGTTTCAGCAGACTGTCGATCTGTTCCTAATGGGTTCGATTCCCATACGCCTCGTTTTGGTTCTTTAACGTGGTATAGAGCAAAACGTGTAAAAATGAAGAATAAACTGCTTTATTGTCGATATTAAGATTGAGTAGTTGTTTTTTTATTTTTACGAAAGGAAGGTCAATGTATGAAACGTTTTGCTTTGTTGGTTGCGATTATTGGTGGTTTCTTTGCATCTCAGGCTAATGCTCAGATATCTTTGTCTCGCCATAACTTCAGTTCTTATGGTTGGTCAAGAGGGGAGATTTGCCTCCCTTGTCATACCCCTCACAATGCGAATGCCGAAGTAGGTTTCTTATGGAATCACGCATTAACTACTGCTACATATCAAATGCACGAAGGAGAGGGATCGGCTGTTGAGGATATTGATTCTCGTAGCCGTATGTGTATGAGCTGTCATGATGGAACGGTTGCTCTTGATAGTTTCGGAGGAACTATTGGTACTAACTTTGTTGGGCCTCGCGGAAACATTGGAACAGATTTGACTAATGACCATCCAATCGGTAGAGACGCCATTTATCCAGACGCAGGTCGTCCTGGAAGCCTTCAGCCTAGTAGCCCTAGTTCAACTCCAGGAAGGGGCCGCACAGTCGGAACTTCTCCTAATAGAGTTTCTTTGCGTCTTTTCGATGATAATGGAACTATTGTAAATGTAGTTGGTTGTTCTACTTGTCATACGGTTCATAATACAGGGAATTATCCTCATATGCTAAGATTTAGCAATTCTTCAAGCACTTTGTGCTTGACTTGCCATATCAAGTAAGATAGAATAAAATGCCTAAAATCCTTTTCGAATAAACTCTTGCTGGACCGGGGCATCGGGATGAAAGCAAGAATTGAAAAGGGCGTTTCTCCGGTAGCTCAACGGTAGAGCGAGCGGCTGTTAACCGCTAGGTTGTAGGTTCGAATCCTACCCGGGGAGTTTTTATTCCAGAGTCGAATAACCTTCGGTAATTCGCAAGAAGGAATTACCAAAATACTTTTGAATATAAGTCATGGAGGGTACTTATATGGGCAAATCAAAACGTAGGTTAGAAATGGGGGAAGAAAAATGGGAACTGTATCAAAAAAGACGTAATTGCAATAAAACAATGGCTAATAAAAAACGAAATGCTGAGAAAGTTATCAATGCTAGACGTAATAATAAACTAAAGCTTATTGCATATAAAGGTGGTAAGTGTGAAAAATGTGGTTATAACAAGAACTGTCCACCTGCATATGACTTCCATCATAAAGATCCTAAAGCCAAGGAATTTGGAATTACAAAAAAACTAACGGGTAACTTTGAAAAACTCAAAAAAGAAGTTGATAAATGTCAATTGCTTTGCAAGAATTGTCATGCTGAAGAACATGATGCTCTGTATGAAAAAAGAGCATTAAAAGCTATCAAAGATTTACTTAATTTCAATGTTTAGCTGTTAACTAGGATAATCTAGGTTCGAATCCTAGCTCTGGAGTTTATGATGATAGTAAAAGAAAATATGAAAGTTCGTCATAAGAAGAAGCAAACAACTTATCTTGTTCTTCATATTGGGACTCATACAGAAACGCAAGAAGAAATGGTTGTTTATGAGTCTATGCAAGATGGCCGTATATGGATAAGGCCCCTTGAGATGTTTGCAGATGGTAGATTTGAGGAAATTGCCTCCTAAGCATTGCTGGCGATGCGCTAAGCTTGTACCTTAGAAATAGTCGGTTCGATTCCGGCAGGAGGCTTTTGGTGAGGTAGCTCAGTCTGGTAGAGCGGGAGTTAGGTAGCTCCGAAGCTTTGCGTCGTAGGTTCAAATCCTACCCTCACCGCTTTAGAAAAGGAGAAGTAGCAATGGCTCTTAGCAACTGGGACACGTTAGCGGTAAACCTAAAAGGCGAAGAAATAGACGGTTCATTTACTTCTCCTTTAGGTGTTGAAGTCTCTTTCTACAAGAACTGGATTTATGTAAGAGATCCGGTTGCTTGGCAAGATGGAGGCAAGTTCGTCAAAGATACTGTTATGCAAATTTCTGAAGGCGTAATTGATTACAAAGACGTATCAATCCACGCAATCAGAGGACCGCAAAACGGAATCTATGCTTTTGTTCACTCTGGATATGAGCATGACGACACTTTCAGAGGCATGATTGGCTGCGGAGTCTATGGCTTTGGAGATGCAAGCGATGGTGTTGATGAAGATGGTTATGCTCCTTGGGTTGGAGTAAGACCATCAAGCAGAGAGTTCTTACAGAACTGGATCTCTAGAAAGAGATGGGATTCAAGAGAGCAATATGTTGATTACATTAGGGCCTTATTGGGAGAAGATCACGAAGTCCCTGAAGACCTAATCGCAAATGCTCTCCAAGAAACTGTCTTGTCCGAGGCGATAGCAAAAATCGACTTAACACACAAGAAAAGGTTCAATCAAGGCGATGCTTATTTTGTCGGAGCAGAGAACGCAATGACAGAAGTAGGCAAAGCCGGAGAAACAATCCTGTCTCAGGTGATTAAGAAAATGTAAGTTCGAGGGCTTCGGCCCTCTTTCGGGGATGAAGCTCATATGGCTGAGCGATTGCCTGTTAAGCAAATGGTAGTGGGTTCGAGTCCCACCTTCCCCTTTAGATAGTATTGCTGACGTAGCTTGAGTTGGTTTAGAGCGGTCCCTTGGTACGGGACAGGTCGTGAGTTCGAATCTCACCGTCAGCTTTTGTGTCGATAAATTGGATATGCCAACCATTGATAAGCCATTGCGAATTGATGATGATAAGATTTGTCAGCGCTGCGGACACTTTAAATCTTATCACAAAATGATTGTCAATGACAAGGTTTACTTGCCTTGTATTCGTAAAAAGCCTTACAAACTTGCAGATGGCGTTGATGTAAAGTTAGGTATGCAAGTATGGCAATATCATCCTTGGGATGATAGCGGCAAGATTATAACCGGCATGGTTAGATTTATATCGGGTTTTGGAGGTTTGACTTTATGGAAGTATCCAGAAGATAGAAACCCTGATAGGGTTTTTGATCTTGCTCATGATGGTCACTTTACTGCAAGAGTTTCTTGTTTTTCTTCGCTCGAAAATGCGCAAGCTGCTGTAGAGAAGAGAAAGAAAGAAAAAGCCGCATTAGACAAGTGGATAGAGAAGAATAAGGTTCTTTGATTACGATAGAGGTTATATGCTTACATGCGTAACAGATTTAGCGTTTGGCGATACCGGCAAGGGAAAGATAGTTGATGCTATTACCCATGAATATGATACTCTTGTTCGCTTCAATGGCGGACCCAATGCAGGTCATACCATTGTTGTAAATGGCGAAAAGTTCTCTTTTCATAACCTTCCAAGCGGAATGTTTTCGATTCATCCTCCTAAGACTCTTGTTCTAAGCGGAGGAATGGTTGTTAATCCAGTTTCTTTGATGGAAGAAATTTCTAAGTTTGAAAGCAAGATAACAACCCTTTTGCTTTCCAAAAGAATTCACTGTATAATGCCTTGGCACATTCAGGAAGATATTGCAAAGAGCCAAGGTATAATAGGGACAACTGGTAAGGGAATTGGTCCTTGCTATGCTGACAAAATGAATAGAGTAAGGGCTATCCGATTAGGAACTCTTCTAACAGATTTGCAGCTTGGGGATTATTTTGAGGGGTTTGAAAAATACTTAGAAGCTGCCAAGTTTCTTCAGCAGTTTATTGGTGATGACGCTTCTTTCTTGAGAGAGAAAGTAAGAAATGATGAAAACGTCTTGTTTGAATCTGCTAATGGCATTCATCTTGATATAGATCACGGATGTTATCCTTATGTAACAAGTAGCGGAACTGGTCCTGCTTATATTCCTCAGTCTTGCGGCTTGCCCAATGTAAAACTTGACTGTATTATTGGAATCACAAAGGCTTATACAACAAGAGTTGGAGAAGGCCCGCTTGCAACCGAGTTGTTTGATGCGATTGGCGATTCAATAAGAAAGATTGGAAACGAGTTCGGAACAACAACCGGAAGGCCAAGAAGAGTTGGGTGGTTAGATCTTGATATTGTTAGAGAGGGAGTTCAGAATACAGGCGCAACAACAATTGCGATAACTCATACTGATACTCTTTCTAAGGCTTGTATAGAAAACGATATGACTCACTTCAAGATTAAGAACAATGGGCAAATGGTTGAAATGCCAATATGGAATGATTATAGAGATTCCGAGTTTGACGATTTCCTTTCATATGTTGAAAGCAGCATTGGAGTTGATATAGGTTTTATTGGTATTGGAAGAGATAGAAGAGATTTGTTAGTGTTTTGATGATGGCGGTATGGTCCAAATGGTTTAGGGCGCAGGCCTCATAAGCTTGAGATTCTGGTTCGATTCCAGATACCGCTACTTTATTGCTGAGGAAATATATGGAAGAAGCAAATAAAACTCTGCTTGATATTGTTAAAGAGTTAGCAAAAACAATGCAATGTAATTGCGATCTTGACAATTGGGAGCCAGAGAGAAATACTGGTCATAGTTGGGTTTGTCGCATTCATAAGGCTGCGATAGAAGCCCAAAATAAAAGCAGGGTCTAGCAAGATGGTTCAATTCCATCATTCCGCCCAACGGCGGGATTAGCATTACGGTAATGCCTAGGCCCGTTTGCTCTCTATTCAGAGATGGCGCTGTACCTCACTCGTAACGAGGAATAGGCGGAGTTCGATTCTCCGAGAGAGCTTTATCTAAACTTGCCGGTTATATATCCGTTTTGCGAGTTTTGATCAACAATAGCTATTCTGTTTATCTTATTTTTCCACCATTCTTTTTCTCTAACAGTAGGGTGGAGATTTTCTTCATTTACAAGAACATTACTTGGAACTGTACTGATAGAAAATATGAACTTTGCAGACGGTTTAGCTACTCTCTTCATCTCATTCAGAACGTCATCAACTTCTTCTGGAAGCAAATGTTCCATAGAATCAAAAGCCGTAACCAAGTCTGCCGTTCCGGGCTTAATAAGAGTATCATGCATTGGTCTTTTTACATCGGCTTCTTTGGCCGCAAAATCTACTCCAACTCCGTTTATACCAAACTCTTTCATATCTTTTATGAACGTATTTTTTCCGCAGCCAAAGTCAACAATGAAAGAAGGCCTCATACTTTTGACCATTTCATACGCCTTTTTGCCATGATTTGAGGAGCCATAGTTAGTTGTACTCATTATTTGAATGTATTTGCTTCTTTCATGTTCCCTTTTGGCGTTGATATAAATATCTGTATTGTTGTCTAAGAAAGACCTAAAAGCTTCAATGTATTTACTCTTATCTGATCCTTGATGATGGAATACATAGTCTTTATCAAAAGGGTTTCCTTCTAAGAAGTAATGAGTATCTGACCAAAAAACGAATCCTGGTTTTTGCATCATTGAGGCATGATGATAAAGTCCCGTATCATTAGATACGAAGAAAATACATTCGTTTATAGCTCTGACGGCCTCATAGAACTTTGTTTTTCCAAGAAGAACAACGCATTTATCAAGGTTGATTTTAGACCAGAATCTTTCATGGTCAATCTTTGTACCCAGTATTACTGGAGTAAAATCTCTTTCTATGAGAGCGTCTATTACGCCTTGTCTATTGATATCTAGTATGTTCTTTTGGGCTTCGTATCTTGTCCCTTCTTTTGCCCATCTAACATTACATCCGTTAAAAACGGCGACGGGATTTTTGCATGTAAGTCCATATGGCTTAACTATTCCCATACTGGCAGGAAGCATATTCTCATGTTTATGAAATGAGTTATGCGCTCCGTAATACTTGTTGAAGTGTTTATTGAATACAACGTTTACATATGAAACGATTGTATCAAAAAAGGTTGGCGGCGTCGTAGGCTTCTTTTTCAATACCTCAATGAATGGACTTTCTAAAAAGACTTCTCCTAGTTCTTTGAAATTAAAGAAGACAGGAATAGGGCGTTTTTCTTGTATGGCTAATGTCAAAATAGTGGGACATATCCTGGCGAAATCGCCAAAGCCCATACGTTCTTGATAAACCCATGTTGGATTCATAATCTAATATCGGTATTTTTGGGGTCGCGGCAAGCTCAGTAGGAATAACAATATGAAGACCGAGAGATGTACTCTAGGAATGTACAACCTAGGGGAGAATCGGTGTATGAATTGTTCAACGAACAGCAGGTGTTTTCACCGGGGAGAGCAAGGGTAGCAGTACACTACTTGCCTCACGGCTTTGGTGGTTCGACTCCACCCGTCCCCACTTTTGACGATAGGATTAATATGGCAAACGCAAGCGATTACATTTATGGCGCGTGTGAAATATGCGGAAAAATCTTTGATTTTTGTCTAATAACAACTTCTCGCGAAGAAGCAGGTTGGGCTGCTTGTGAGAAGGGTCATAACTTTTGTGCAGAACATTCGCAGGAAGCTCTAGATAGAATGGAGAAGTCAAAACGCTTTTGGGAAGATGAAGATTCAGGAATTGAAGAAAGCGAATGTTGGATAGACGATATTTCTTGTAGTTGTTGTCCTGTTTGTAATAAATAGATTATTGGAGAGTAGGCAGATATGGTTGGCTGCGACGGTTTGTATTTATTGAAGAAATAATCAGATTATGTCGATATATGAAGTATGGACATAATCTGTAAACACGGATGCGGTCGCCAAGGCAGATACTTAATTGGAAAGAACTATTGTTGTGAGAAGAACGTTTCTAAGTGTCCAGCAATACGAGCCAAATTAGCTCAGAAACAAATTGGAGTAGAGCCTTGGAATAAGGGTAAAACTGGTTCAATACCTTGGAATAAAGGTAAAAGTAACATTGAATTTTTCGGCAAAGAAAGAGCAGACGAAATCTCTGCAAAAATATCAGTCAAGTTAACTGGCAATCCTAATCTAGGAGTTGCAGGAACTCAAGAAACAGAAGACCAGCGACGAGAAAAAATAAGAAAGTCAATTAACAAGCGATATGAAAATGGGTGGATGCCTAAAGCTGGTCGATGTAAGAAAATTGACTACAACAGTCCGATTGCTGGATTGATAAAGGTTGATGGAACGTGGGAGATTGAAGTTGCTAAATATCTTGATAGGATTGGCGTGAAATGGAAGAGAAACAAGAATCGTTTTGCCTATACCTATGAAGGGAAAGAGCGATTTTATACTCCTGATTTCTACATTGAAGATATAGACTCGTATCTTGAAGTAAAAGGATTCGAGACAGATAAAGACAGAAGCAAGTGGAATCAGTTTAATCATAAGCTTCTGATTTGGAAGAAACAGGAAATCAAAGCCATCAAAAATGGCGATGATATCTTGAAGATATGATTGGATGGAACGTGGATATCGGTTTTCCACAGCAGTTTGCTAAACTGCCGTACTCCGTAAGGGGTACTGTCGGTTCAACTCCGACTCCATCCGCTTATGAAAGAAAGATCACATAAAAACGCATCTATTGAAGAGTTGATTCGCCAAATGCTGCATTCTCAACACAAGGCATCAACCAATCAATCAGATGGCGATACTGTAGAAGAATGGAAAAGTGAACTTTTGTTTAGGATAGAATCTCTGAAAGATATAGCTAGAGATGTTGTTGACTTCTTTGATAATCACTGTTTAGATTCAGAAGAATATCTAGAAGACGTTACAGTTTTGCGAAAGAAAATAGATATAGTTTCAAGAGATATTTAACCGTTTTGCACCTTAAAAGGCAATGAGGGTTCGAATCCCTTGCTCTCCGCTTTGATTGGATGGAACTATGAACAGATACAGGGTAATTAATCTTGAAACAAAAGAGAAGGTTTGCGGTTTCTATTCAAACGCAACTGATTGGGATGGTTTGCTGTATCATGTTAATGGATGGGCTAAGGGAAATCTCCCTTGGCAATGGGAATTGCAAGAAGAACTATTTGGCGAATGGAAAAGCGTAATAGTTAGTAGATCCTCGCCTGAATATGAGGATTACAAGAAAAACCTTTCGTTCTGGAAAAGGTTTACTGGAATTGGAGTTGCTTCTTTTGAGGAGTTTTCTTCAAGAGTCCTTTAGTTTTGATTGGATGGAACTCAGATAGCTGGTTTTCTGTACCTGCTTGGAAAGCAGGCGTACACCGCAAGGGGTACTGTGGGTTCGACTCCCTCTCCATCCGCTTATGAAAAATCTCTTAGTAATCATGGCTGCTACTATGATGCTTCTTTGTTCTTGCGAAAGAACATTGCCAGGCACTAATATGAAAACAGCTTATGGTATTGTTGATGGTAAAGAAATAATACCTGGTTACTTCATAACAATTGATGATTCTCAAACGCTGGATTTTGGCGAAATAACCATAGTTATTCCTGCGAGTCATCAAGAATGGGTTCCTGAAAAGTATAAAGTTTTTGTGGTATATAGAAATGAACAAGATGAAAAGCAAAGAGCATTCTTCTATGTTTCTAAGTTTGAATATGAATGTTTCTTATTTCAAGAAGAAGTAGAAGTTAATGCTGATGGTACAGTTAGGAAGATGAGCGATATAATTGCTCAAAATAGGTAGGAAGTGTAATGATAAGATATTTGCTTTGTTTGATTGTCGGACATGATACTGGAAGAAAGTATTACTACGACTTGTGTAGAAATGAATGGTATAGAGATTTTCGTTATTGCGAAAGATGCGGGAATCACCTGTAAAGAGAACTAGGGCATGTTGAACCTCGATAAAGTACCTAAGAATCTTGAAGAAGCGCTTGAGATACTAGACGGTCTTGCAGAGACTGACAAGAGTTATCTCAAAGCAAACGGAAGCGTTTCAGTCCATTTTGGATTTGGAGGATGGCTCCGCAATAACTGGAGTCTTTGGGAAAAAGATACTCCATTTGTCTTGTGGTTCAATAAACTTGGCATATATCATGCTGACGATATGAGCGGTATCATACTTGAAGCTTTTATTGCAAGGCTTCGAGGAGAACCGTATGATATGCAGCCAACTATACAGAGATATAGAAATCATTGGTCTTCTATCGGACTGGATCCAGATAGGATAATGGAATGAACAACTTAGAGAAATATTCCAAGCAAATAAAGAAAATGGATCGTCTTGCTCTTGGTTATGAGCGAATGCTAGACTTCTTTTTTGGCTATATCTATGCTTTATATCACTCAGGAAAAATAACCCTAAAAGAGAAGAATGCTCTTCACAAGGTCTATTCTAGTTATGATAATGGTAACGAAAGATACCAAATTATAGACGGCAAACTGGTAGATAATAGTAAAGATCCAGAGTGGAGAGAGATGTTTGGAGAAGGCTGATGAACGAGAAAGACAATAAGCCCAGTTTTGAACTAACGTTTGGCCTAACAAACATATTCATTTCTATTCAAGAACTGATTGGCGAAGTTTGTAATCCTAAAGATTATGAGAAGTTTGATAGATTGTTTTCACTGCATAGGCTCTATCAAAGAGCCATAGAAGAAGGTTATGAAAAGTTTGATTGGAAGGTAATGCACGAAAATGGTCATTTGTCTTCAAGAGATTACAAACTCTTTGAAAAAGAACTTAATGGATTAACAGAAGAGATGTACTGGAAAGCGTTGGGATATGATAGTATTCCAGGAAGAAAGAAATAATGATTACTCAAGCCCCAATTTGGAGTAAGAAAGACTCAAATGGCTACTTCTGTCATAAAGAAGTAATACATGACGACTTGTTGCCATGTCCTTTTTGCGGTGGCGAGGCGGATATAATGCTAAGCGGAGATGCTTGGCATGCAAGGTGTAGAAAGTGCTTTGCGAAGTCTGGATATCAGAATCTTCCTGCTCGTTGGAATAGCAATAAGTGTCTTGATACTCACTTGATCAAGAAAGCGGTTAAGGCTTGGAATAAGCGTGTAAAGAAATCTTAGTGTTGGTTGAAAAGCCGATAACTAGGTTTAGCTAGTCGAATGGAATGGGTTAACATTATAAGTTCAACTCTTATCCCCGCCTCTTAAAACTATGGCGGGGTAGCCTAACGGTAAGGCAACTCTCAAAATCGCAAGATTAGAGAGCTAACCCCAGACCAACAAACATACTAGCTTATGCTCGCTTACCAAAATTGGACAAATGGCTCTGCCTGCAAAGCAGAAGTGTACAGGTTCGAGTCCTGTAGCGAGCTTTTTACAATAAGCCGAACGGAATGGATTATCGAAGGTTCGACTCCTCCATCCCTCCCTAAGAGTCATAGCCTTGGGGGTTCATAGGGATACGCCTAGGTGGTTCAGGCATTCCAAACCAATACCTTGTTTATTGTAATATGCTCCTGTGCCAGAGAGGTTGAATGGACCTGCCTGCAAAGCAGACTCGCCTTGTTGCGACACGTTGGTTCGAATCCAACTGGGAGCTTTTATGAGAAAGATGAAACTGAAAGAAGCTATTGAGATCTTACAGGTCTCTGAAGACAAACAACAACAAGCCATTGCAAAGTTACTTGACGATGCAAGAGACAAGATGAATGCATTGTTTGAACTTGCTTCTGGCGAGTATCACGGCAACGAAGGTAATGAAGAAAACGAAATAGACGATATACTTGCAAAGGCAGCAGAAGTTCTTGAAAGACCTTATACTAGGCTTGTTCAAGACGAATAGAATTTTGATCGCGGAGTTGACTGGAATTGGCCCCAGCGTGAGCCTCATAAACTCAACTATACAGGTTCGAATCCTGTCTCCGCTATTTATGAAAAACATACAGATAAAAGGCACAGACAAGTCTTTGCTTTTGATAGGATTGCTCAACTTTCTGCTTTTTCAGTGGTTCTTTGTGAGATTGGCGTTAAACGTTGATCCTCCGATAAAGGATTACGTTACGAAAAGAAGGCCGCTATACTTGTTGAAGTGGGTTGTTCCTCTTTCGGGCTGGTTTGGGATTCCTTTTTTTCCTAGAAGCTACAAAATGGTCTTACTTCTTTCAGGAATAGAAGTGTGTATTGCTCCTTATGTAAGAAAAGGCTTTGACTAAACAAGGAGTGTTCTGTTGAAACTTTGAAAATTGGTTGACGATGATGGTAAAGCAAAGCTCCCGAAGCTTTAGTGGATGAGCAGCAGCCTTTTAAGCTGCGGAAGAGGGATCGTTACCCTACGGGGGCATTTGAAGATAAAATTGAAGTTCTAAACCCAAAAGGTCGATTAAAGGCATAGGAGATATCTATGCCTTACAAAAATATCGAAGACCATAAAGCCTACCAGAAGAAATATCAAAAAGAATGGTATAAAAGAAACAAGAAACAACACATCAAAAATGCTAATCGACTAAAAATCAAGCATGCTGAAGAGGCTTACAAATACACAAATGATTTCAAGAAACAACAAGGATGCTTGAACTGTAAAGAAAATCACATTGCATGCCTTGAATTTCATCATAAAGATGCATCAACAAAAGAATTCGAAATAAGCTGGGCGATTAATGCTGGATATGGGTTAGAAAGAATAAAAGCTGAAATAGAAAAATGTAGTGTTTTGTGTTCAAATTGCCATAAAAAACTACATTGGGAAGAACGAGAATCGAAGAAAGTCAGTTTGAACAAATAGTCGTTTGCGGGTTCAAATCCCGCTGGGGGCACTTTGATGGGATACATTTGGAAGTAAAAATAGAGGCAATGGAAGGCCGAAAAGAAGAATGAAGGGGTCTTAGCTCATTTGGTAGAGCGATTGCTTTGCAAGCAATAGGCGGCGAGTTCGAATCTCGCAGGCTCCACTTATGTACTATACAGAAGACGCAATGGATCAGGTCAAAGATATGCGCAAAGTTTTAGCGGAATGTAAAAAGCTTTGCGAAGAAGATAAATCTGCAACTCCTTTGCAAAAGAAAATCCTAGAATTGTTAGGATTGCTTGAAGATGTTGCCGAAAATACGTTAATGAGCGAATATAGGTTTTTCGATCATGATCTTGATTAATGGGCTTGAAGTTCAATTTGGTTGAACATTCCCCTCGCACGGGAAAGGCAGGGAGTTCGACTCTCCCCAGGTCCACTTGTTATAGCCTGATAGTGTAACGGTAGCACTAGTGACTCTGACTCACTCAGTCTAGGTTCGAATCCTAGTCGGGCTACTTTCAATAACATCACTTATGATGTCTAAAAACTTTTTAGCCCTGTCTTCTTTGAAGTAATCAAAACTAGAAGTATCTATGATACAAAGTTCAATACCGTTTTCTAAACAGGCTTGAAACTTTCGTTGGTCATTGTTTTTGATTGAAGTGAGTTTTTCAGGACCATGAATAGGTTCATAATGGTAAATACCATTGAGTTCGAAGGCAATCTTTAGACTCGGTATGTAAATGTCAAGTTCTGAATTGATAGCATCTTTCCTGTTAAAATGAAACTCAAGATCAGTAAATTTATCTTTGAGTTTTTCTTCTAACCATTTTTCTAGCTTACTTCTTCTTATTCCATGTGTTTTGTGAGCGTTGTTGTATTTGGCAGCACAGGATTTTGAGCAGAAAGCTTTATTTGATTTTCTGTTTTGAGAAGCAAGTCTTTTGAAAGATTTTTGACAATTTTGACATGTGAAACATTGGGCTATAGAGTTTTTTGTTCGATAATCAAAATGGCATTTCCTACTGCAAAATCGCAGAATGGGATTGTGTTTTCTAGATCCTGATTCAAGATGCGGATCGTTTTCGTATTCTTGCAAACAGTTAGCACAAGTGTTTTTGTAAGTTTTCATATAAGGATATTCGACTTGTTTTCGAAATATCCTTTTCGAATCTTAGTCAGGCTGTTATGAAAAGAACTATACATCCTGCAAATGTTGCAGAAAACGACATAGTTGAGTTTGTGAAATTTGATTATCACAAAAAATCGAACACCTTTATACCAAAAGGTACAAAAGCTAGATTTTTGGAATGGATTAAAGATGAAGGAATAGAATTTGCATATGCAAGCATAGTTCCTATTGATGTTGATACGAAGGGTTGGGTTTGGACAAACCCAGATATTCTTGTAATAGAAGAATCCTAGTCGGGCTGTTTGGTGATTAGATTACGCATTATAATTCGCCTATGAGTTGAATTCCAACGCATAATCTAATCAGAAAGGGTAAAAATGACAAGTAAACAGAAGAACGTAGCAAGAAAGCATCGCAAGAATCAGGAAAGACTTCGTAGGAAGAGGCGAGAGGCAAGGACTAAGTAATGTTCACATTTGCAACCGTTTTAAGTGGTTCTAAGATTTCTTGTAATGAAACTTACGGAGAGGATTTGCGGCAGGTAAGAGTGAATGCTCATATTCGTCAGTTTCCCTATAAGGGAGTTGACAGGATTGAAGTATATGATGCTGTAACAGGAAAACTTATTCCATTAGATTCTTTGAACAAGTTTGAACAAGAGAATCTAATAGATGAGGCAAATGCAGAGTTGAGATATTTGAATTTGCAAGGATGATTTATTGGCCTATGGTGTAACGGTCAGCACCGGAGACTTTGGATCTTTGTGTCTAGGTTCGAATCCTAGTAGGCCAGTTTAGGAATGAGACAAATGAAAAAGAAACTAACAGACAGACAGAAGAATCTTGCTAGCGATCAGTTTCCGACTTATGGAGGCTATGCTACATGGCCTGAAGTCAAGAAAGCAAAGATTGCCGCAAGAGGAAGATATTGGAACAGGGAAGAGTTCGGAGAGTTTGTTGCTTTTACTCCTGATGGTAAAAGAACATATTATGTCTACGATGATGAATGGGTGAACGAAGTAAGAAAGTGCGCAAGGCTCTGGAGCTTAGGGAAGAGAAAAGAAGCCGATGAGCTTTATGAATCATATTGGGAAGGTTATGAATCATATGGGAAAGGTTGTGTTTTCAAGAATAAGAAGTGAATAATGCAGGTAATCGTAGCTCAGAGGTAGAGCATCCGCCCCAAAATCTTAGGTAATGATCAGGTGAAGTACAAGCTTGGGAATCTAAGGTCTTGGACAATCGGAAGGTCGGTGGTTCGAATCCATCCTTCTACTTTTTGATAGAAGACAGTTGGTTAGTGGCGCTTTATTATGAAAGGAGCTTGCCATGAGTAGGTACAATAACGAATGGAACAAGGGCCTCCAAAATAAGGATCAGGAGTTGCTTTGACCCGTCTTCTATCCTTATTGAGATAAGGGCAGGCGAAGGCGGCGAAGATGCTAAAAACTTTGTTCATGAACTCGCCTCTATTTATGCGAAATACGCAGTAAGAAAGAACCTAAATGTCACGATAGTTGATATTGATAACGGTTCTTCAACTCTCGAAATCAGCGGTAAAGATTCATTAGCCGCTTTCGAAAACGAATCTGGTAAACACGTTGTTCAAAGATGCCCTCCTTCCGAAAGAAGCGGACGTAGGCATACATCAACTGTTTCCGTTGGCGTTCTTCCTCTTTTTGCTTTCAAATCAGCAGTTATAAGAGAAGAAGATATCGAAATAACGTTTCAAAATGCTTCCGGCCCCGGAGGGCAAGGAGTTAATACATGCAAGAGCGCATGTAGAATGAAACATATTCCAACAGGGATAGCAGTCAAGTCTCAAGTTCATCGTTCTCCTCAACAGAATAAGTCTCATGCATATGCTTTGTTATGCGGAAGAGTGCAAGAACAGAAGTTTGCAGCGCAGAATAAAGAATATGCCGCAAGAAGAAAGAAAATTCTTGGAGATACTGGTAGGGGAGGCGCTAGAAGAACCTATTGTTTCTACAAAGGTTTTGTTTCCGACCATGTTACTGGTAAAAAAACTCACAACATCAAAGAAGTCGTTAAAGGAAACCTCGGCTTATTGTCGAACTAATTAATGTCTGGTCCTTTCATGTCGAGATGGACAGGATGGTGTCCTGTTCATCTCTTTTTGGGGTCTTAGCTCAATTTTGGTAGAGCGCGACGCTGGCAGTGTTGAGGTTACGGGTTCGAGTCCCGTAGATTCCACTTATGAAAAGAGCAAAGTCGGTTATTACAAAGATCAATGATAAAACAGGCAGGTATGAAAAGCTCTCTATAAAAGCTCCAAAAGGCACCAGAAAGGTCGGAGTGGACCAGAATGGTGCTATTATTATCTATGATGACAAAGGGAATGTGGTTGCCTTTCGCAAGGAAGGCAATAAAAAGGAGTGAATGGTACTGACGGAAGCATTTGATTGTCGATGACAAAATAAGACAAGTCGAAGCGTCTTAGGTTAACATTCATGCAAAGGGAAGCTTAAGATGGTTTCTCACTGGATGGAAACCAGCCCATGCTAGACATGGGAGCAAGTTGTCTGGATCCCTAGGAGCGCAGAACCTAACTTGTCTTTTCTCAGGGTGTAGCTCAGCTTGGTAGAGCGATTGGTTTGGGTCCAATAGGCCGCAGGTTCGAATCCTGTCTCCCTGACTTATGTATCAGAATACGCATACTCTTTATTATGGTTCTTTCTATTCTGCTGCTCGTAAATGGATTAATGAACAAACTTCTAAAGGTAAAACTGTAACAGTTAAAGCCTTCTGCGAACAGCACGATATATGTAAGAAATGTAAAGGTCTTGGTTGCGGAACATGCGGACGAAAAAGAATGCCATTTGAAGTATTCTCAACTCGTCAAACTAGAAAACAGAAGATAATGAAGAAACGAAGAAAGATGGAAAAGAAGATTCTCGCTAAACAAGCCTTTGATAAAATATTCGGATAAGAAACATGAACGAGATACTTAATTCCCAATTCAACCCTTCTGATTACGGAATCGCAGTTGTTGATTTTTGGGCTGACTGGTGTATGCCTTGCAAGATGCTTCTTCCTATCTTAGAAAGATTTACTAGCGAGTTTCCATCAATAACATTCCTCAAGGCGAATGTAGATGAAAACTCTGCACTTGCAAGAGACTATGGGATTAGCAATATCCCTACAATGCTTGTTTTCAAGGGCGGAAAACTTGTGGACAAGATTACTGGATTGTCAAGAGAAAGCTATCTTAGAGAAACTTTTGACAAGCTGATTAGTGAATCAGCTACGTCGTGATACCGTAATATCGAGAACCGAAAAGGTCGATGTTTCGGTATGAACAGTACACAATCTAGCATTGATGCGCAAAAGAGAAAAAAGCTTCTCGGTCTTCAAAAAGAATACCTTGAAAAAACGGTAAGTAAGCTCGATGCTATGATTGAACTTTCTCAAGAACTGGAAAAACTTGACGACCCTGAACTAATCAAGGCGTACTGCGATAAGATAGACAGCCTTGATGCTGAGGTTTCGCAAGACTATTTGATTGCTGTAAATATAGAAGGGATGTTACAATGAAATGCAAAAAACATCCAAAATATCTTGGAATTTATAAGCCAAGAGCAGAGTGTTCTGTATGTCATGAAATATACGCCGCCGAATTAAAGGCTAAAGAAATGGCAGAAGAGTTTGAACTAAACAAGACTCGAAATGCTAATAGTTATCTTGAAATAAAGAAGCTTTTTGACAAGCTTGGCAATCTTGGCCCTTATTGGAAAGACGTAGATATCAAGAAGCAGAAATGGGGTAAATGGAAGATAGAATCTTCTATTAGAGTAGATAATGGATATGGCGGCACTGTTCAGTCTGTAGTTTCCGAGGGAGACAACTTTATAGAGGTTGTGAAAGACTTCCTTGGGAAAATTGCAGAAAAAGATAGTCTATGCAAAGAAAGCTATATGTAATATGAGATGGAAAGTAAAGCCATCAAAACCAGAACCTGAACACGGAGATTTGAGAGTAGTCTCTAAGTTTCTATTTTTCCCATTACGAATTGATGATAGAGTTCGTTGGTTAGAAAAAACAGAAATTGTGCAAAAGTACGTTAAGTATCGAGTTACGGAATATCCATTGTTATTTGGAAGACCTTTTTGCTATATAACGGGACGATGGGAAAATCTCGGATTTGCAGTTCCAGATGAAGCGGATGTTATTGAGATTAAAGTAGATAAAGACGATCCTTACAACGAAGTTTATGGTAAGGAATAATCAGGGTGTAGCGCAGCTTGGTAGCGCGTGTTCTTGGGGTGAACAAGGTCGCTGGTTCGAATCCAGTCACTCTGACTTAAAACCTGTTCTGTTTCGCTTCTAAGGCGAAAGTGACTGGGGCTACCGAACCTAGGCCTCGGGTCATAGGGTCCAGCTTATGCCAGGGATCACCCTAAGTAAAAATAAGGGAGCCGGCTCTGCTAATTACAGGGAACTTCCGAGAGTAATAGGACGTGAGGAAGTTGGCGAAACAGACAGGTTATTTTATGAAAACAGATGAAATAAACAAAGTTCTTGAAGAAGTATTTGGAAAAGGTAACTTTGTCTTGATATCTAGCGGCGGTCCTTCTAAAATGAAGCCTATTAGAATTGTTGGGAAACTTGTTCCTATCAATCCTAAGCCTAGAGTTCAGATAGTCGATTTTATAGATGAAAGGAGGTAGCAATGACTGATTTTTACAAAAAGCCAGATCTACTTGTTAGAACTGGTTCTCATTTGTATGGTTGCGCAGTTGCGACCTCAGATGAAGATACGAGAGGTCTTGTTGTTCCTCCTGCTGAGTATTTGCTTGGTAGAAAGAATTGGGAACAACATGAAACCAAAGACCCGGACTGCGTAATCTGGAACTTTGCGAAGTTCTTTAATTTGCTTGAGAGGTTCAGCCCTAACACCGCTGAAATCTTATTTGCTCCGCAGGAACATATTATTGAGATTACTGAAGTCGGTCAAATGATGATCGATAACAAGCATCTCTTTGTTTCTAAGCAGCTTATCAAGCCAATGCAAGGCTTTGCCTTTGGCGAATGGAAGAAGGCTGTAGAATACTTTGAGCAACTAAGGAAACTTGGCGCTCAAAGAAAAGAGCATATTGCGAAGTTCGGGTACAGCGTTAAGAACGCATATCATGCAGTTCGTTTGCTTGAAGAGTGCATTGAGCTTCTTCAAACAGGCACGATTACGTTCCCCCGTCCAAACGCAGATTTCTTGCGTCAAATTAGACATGGAGAAATCCCTGTTGAAGTCGTCAAGGAAAGATACGAACAACTTGACAAGAGGGTTCCGCAAGAGGTTGCTAACAGCAGCATCCCGGACTCTGTTGAAAAAGATAAGCTAGACAAGCTCTTCTATGATTGTATTAAAATGAAGATGGTCGGTTTTATGGCTGACAATTACAGTCTAGCATGTTCTGATCTTGGACTTGTTTTCAGTCACAATCACTTGTTCAATCCCAAATGGTACAGGGTTGAACAACCAACATAATAAGAAAGGCCTCGAAAGGGGCCTTCTTTATTTCTCGATTCAAATTTGGTCGATAAGACCGATATAGATGGTTGCAGAGGCGGAATTGGCAATTTCCTTCTCGATAACTTACTCCTTACGGAGTCGATGTAGATAGGATTAACACGCAACGGGAGATAATCCTGATTTATGTAGGTTCGAATCCTACCTGCAACCCTTTTTGGCTAGGAGCAAATTCTTTGCTCACAAACTTGTCTCGCAAGAGGCCGACGAGAAAAGATTAACTGGAAGCGAGTGGGTTCAACCCCCACCCTAGCCGCTTATGAGAAGATTAGAAACGTTTCTTGGTTCTGATGGAAAATATCACCATGATGGTGATTGCTGGATATATGCAATTAACGGCGTTTGTACTTGCGGATTACTACACATTGTTAATAGAGATGCAGATAATCCAGATTATAAATGCTTGATGGAAAATCTTTGGAAGCATGAAGGGAATCTGCATTATCTTAACAACATAGAGATACCTAAGAGAGAACCAATAAGTGATGAAAAATTCAAGGAAATAATGGAAAAGGCTGGTTGGAAAGTTTAGTGGATAACAACAATTTTGCATAATAACATTACTCATGTTATCGTGCAAAACGATGTTATGATAAGCGGGTATGATGTAATGGTAGCATATGACCTTCCCAAGGTTAGAGTCGGAGTTCGAGTCTCCCTACCCGCATTAATGCAGACGTAGCTCAGTGGTAGAGCGTCACGTTGCCAACGTGAATGTCGAGGGTTCAAGTCCCTTCGTCTGCTTTTTGTGCTTAGAAAATTGCTTCAAAAGTTTCGTGCAAGGTTTGAGTTTGGCAATGAAGTCTCCGAAATCGCAGTAGGAGATTTCAGATATGCGCAAAGGTACGGTAATCCATCTTGATTCTGGCGAAACACTTCCTCATCAAGAACTCGCTATGGCCGATTTGGTCATAAACGGTAGTGTAATAGTCAAAAACCGTTACGGCTCAAATGGTGCTAGAATCCTAAACCCCTGTTCAGGGGCCTCCGGGCCTCTTGACAGGGGTATTTTTCGTGATTGGGAAATAGCAAATCACTTCGCTGCTACATTTGATGAACGAGTGAATAGTCGGATTACTGAAATCCTAGACATTGTTCATGCTGTTTTTGGTGAAAATACAGATGACTATAATTGGTACTTCGATGGAGCAGAAGAAGGCCAAATGGGAACCATTCATCTTCCAGATGATGATGAATCTCAGATATCTTACGTTTATGAAAACGAAAATAAATATAGCAAAAAGAAGTTCTTAGAAACAACTGAATGGGATTACACTCTTGGCATTCCTAAGAAGTTTTTGTTCATGAATGATGATGAAATTACTAAGTACATAGAAAAACAGATTGAAAGATGTTCCAAGAAGGATGCGCAGAAAAAAGCCAAGAGAGAGGCATCTAAAAAAGAGAAAGAACAGAAGAAGAAAGAGTTACTAAACCGTCTTTCTAGCGAAGAGAAGAAGCTATTAGGAATCAAAAAATGAAAAACGAATCAATACATAGGCATGTTTTTGTTTTCAACCCGCAAGATAACGGAGGCGAATCTCTTTCTCTTATAACCGACTTTATTGACAATGGAGACGGTCCAGAGGCCGGCATCTTTACAAACCAAGAACTCGGTTTGCAATCCTACTGCAACTCCGCATCGCTTCAACTAATGGGAGCCTCTTTTACTCCTGAAAATCTTCGTAAACTTGCAAATGAGCTTGAAAGTGCCTGGATACAGGCTAAGACAAAATGCGCTAAGAAATAAGAGGTTAATATGGCAAAAAGCATGACAAAAAAGAAACCGCAAATGAAAGTTCCTCATAAGACTAATTGCCTTGGTGATTATGAGCTTGATCTAGAAAAGTATCAGTCCGAGGCCATTAAGAATGTCAATTGGAAACTAGGAGATTGGTGTATTTGCGAAATGGAAATTAAGCAAATAACTCAAATCGACAAGGATACTCTTCTTCCTACTACTGTATCTTGCGGGTATTTCAACACTGGCTGTAGCGATTGGACTCCTCATCTTTTCCCGCTTACTCTTAGAAACAAGACCATAGCAGCGTTCTATAGACGCTTGTACGATGAACTCCATAAGAAGTGCCGCAATCTCAACTTTCCTGACCTTAATAGGTATTTCTGGAGCAAGTGCGACGAATGCTTATCCGCTAAAGAGCCAGATAAGGTTGGCAAGATGTGCGAAGAGATTCAAAGATTTCAAGAAAGTATTATTTCGGCAACAGATAATGCTCTTTCAACCAGAATTGATGGCGTAGAAATCTTTAGAAGATAATGCCATGAAAAACGATCCAAGACTAAAGATGATTCTTGATAGACACGACTATTCGGTTGACACGATAGCGGATAGGAAAATATTTGCCCGGCAAATATTCATGGGCGGCGGGCATCCAACAGACCCAGAAAAAGACTTTACTGGTCAAGAGATGGTTCTTGTTCATCACTTGCTTGATGAAGCCTTTTCTCTTATAAGCGGAATGCAACAAAATGGCGGCATGGGTACTGAGTTTAACGAAGAAGAGCAATCTCAATCTCAACGAAAACTAAAAGCTATTGCCGATAATATAAGAATCGCTTTACTTGGCGAAGAAAAAGAAGAACCTCTTGCCTGGCTCGTATTCTGTCCCAAAAATAATGAATATGACTACAGAGTTTATGCATACAAAGGCGAAGCAGAAGAAGCAGCAGACGAAAATAATCAATCGTTAGGAACAGACGAAGAACTTTTTGAAGTAATACCGCTGTATAGAAGAGATTGATTTAAGCCACCGTGCCCCGAATGGTAAGGGACCGCTTTTGTAAAGCGGCGTCGAAAGATATTGCAGGTTCAAGTCCTGTCGGTGGCTTTATGACTGAAAATAAAACAGAACGGAAGCCTCTCTATACCGTCGAAAGAGATGACGATTCTTTTCGTATATTTAGAAAAGGCTATGTGGATGCAACAGTGAAGATTGTTGATTCTGTTATTAAAGTAAGTATTGCTCCACATACGGAAAAAGATATGTTCGTAGGAGACTTCAGAGGATTGAAGAATGTTATTATTTCTGAAGTAAAAGGCAACTGGCTTAGAAACGAAAAAGACAAGCATAAGAAGCCTAATAAAAAAGGTGCCGATTTCATTCATAAAGATTTTTCAGAATGGCTTGATAAGGCCTTCTCTAAAGGATTAACATATATTCTTTTCCCAGAATGGAAAAGGCTTGCAGACAAGGCCGATCCTAATATTCTCAAAATATACAAGAAGTTTATTTCTGTACGAGGACCAAAGGTTCAGATTCCTGATATATTGAAAATTGAGGCAACCTACAAAGACGAAGACTTTGTAAAAGATGCTCTTACTTATAATTCAATACACTTGTGCTTGGAAAAAGCAAGTATACTGAATGGAAAAGTTTGTTATGAAATAAGAGACCCCGAACACAGAGGGGGATATTTGAATTATGGAAACAGATATCATACAATGAAAACTCGCAATTGGAGACTTTTGTTTTCCGATTGTCCAACAACCTATAAAGCTCTTAATAAGACTTTAGATAACTGGCCTAGAGGAGTTCCTGCTCATATGGCTTTTTATCTTGCCAATATTCATCTCTCAGTGCCGGTTAGTGATAGAGTAAAGCTTATTGCCATTTTGCAAGCAGCTCAAACTATAAGGTATGCAAGACAAAATCATCTTAACTGCATAATGAAATCAGAACCTGAGCAAATAAGAAAAGCATTCTATATACACAAAAAGAACCATGAAAGACAGCATCCATACAGTAAAGGGAAACTTAACTTAAGAGGAAGCAAGTCTATTTGTAACTTTATTAGTACAACGTGCGATTTCCCTGAACCTCATCATGGAGGTTTCATTAAGCTTGCAGAAAAGTCCGATGAATGGCATCGCACTGCAAGATGGGAATTTGATCTTCCAAAGGATTTGGATACAAAAGACTCTCTAACAAAGAAACCGCTTATTCCGTTACCAGAACATAAAGAACTAAGATTCCTTGCTTCAATGAAAGAAATAAGAGATGAAGGTAGGGAAATGGGTCATTGTATAGCATCTTATGCCGAATCAGCCGTTTCTGGATCTTGTTTCCTTTTCCATTGCGATTATGAGGAAGAAAAGGCTTCCATAATGCTTGACAAGTATGGGAATGTTGTTCAATCTTTTGGTCCTAGAAACTGTACTAACAAGGCTTCTCAATGGGCTTCGGCAGAACTTGCAAAATGGGGTAAAAAGATTGCTGAAATGTGGAATAGAGTCGAAGAAACTGCGGAGGTTTTCTAAATGGGAACAAACTATTATTTCATAATGAATAAATGCGAATGCTGCGGTAGATTTGACACTTTCCATATTGGTAAGAAGTCATTTGGTTGGCAGTTTTGTTTTCATGGACCTTCCATAAAAGAGAGCAGAATCCGTTCCTGGGTTGAATGGAAAGAGATCTTGCCTCTTGGAGAGATAATGGACGAATATGACCGTGCTATAACGCATATTGAGTTTATAGCGATTGTGGAGGGTTCCAGGAAGGAATCTCGTAACCACTTTGACGAGTGTTCTAATAGTTTTGATGACTGGATTGAAAGAGTAAAAGACGGGATTGATTGGAAAGACGAAGAGGGCTTCTCTTTTTGTTCTGGAGATTTTTGCTAATGCCAATACTAAATATACCGACGATAGGCACGTTACTGACCTTGGATAAGGACTGGTTGTTTATACTACATAGCGAGTATAGAAATTTTGCTTTTTGGAATAATTGCCAGAAAACTACCCCAAATCCAGAAAGTATTGGATATGGAAAGACCATTAGTGTAACTCTTCCAAAAGGGACCGTTTTAAGCGTAAGTAGAATTTATATTAGAAACGGAGCCTCTGATTACGACTCTATAACATTCTCTATTAAAGAATGTCCTATCAAGGGAATAAAGGGCCGTTTTTGGGTAAAATTAGAAGACGCAAATAGAATATCATNCTTATAAAGGATATGTATTAAGTTCCATACCAAATTAAAGGTATGGAACAGAAGCTATCTTATAATCTTGAGAAGCTACTAAGAGAAATAGAGCTTGAGATAGCTAAGTTTGTGGAAAGTAATGCTTTTTACTTAGAGTTTAGAAACAAGTGTTGGGCGGCAGGCCCAACTGGACAGCAACTCTTATTGCTCCATAGAATCGCTATCAATCTAAGATGCGATATAGACAACCTGAAAAGTCTTGGATTATAATCCAGCCTTGTCTAGTTTTGTATAATATTCGGGGTCTTCTGTTAGGTGATCTTTTGCTATTTCTTTAGCAACATCTTCCCTTCCAGTATGTTCTTTTTCAACCCCAACCCCTTTACCAAGTTCTTTTTTATTGAAACGAGATGATGGCTTATTGTCTGCAAGCCCTCCCGGTATAAGGTCTTTTTCCGTAAGCTTTTCAAACGATGACGTTTTGATTGTTTTCATATTGCTTACCTACAAATCTAAAGTAGAATATCCTCCATACGTTGTGGTTTCGTAAGAAAATCTCCGATAAAAGGTGAGCTATGAAAAACGAAACAGAAAGACCAGAAGCAGGTAATATTGGTATTTTTACTCCAGACGCCTCTATAGGAATTCAAGAGGCTTTTTGTGGCATCTGCGGAGATAAAATGGGTGTCAAGAGAGCTATTTTAGAAGCGACTTCATTTATTGAAGGACTTTCTGGCAAAAAACATTTACATGATAGGTTTGAATGTCCGAACTTGGAAGAGATGTGGCATAAACAGGTAAGAGCTATTAAAATAGAAATAGCTCGTACATCTAGTAAAAGATTAGAAGACATTCTTACTGATGAAGTTGAACAGATCATAAAAACAAGAAAAGAAACTAAACAAGTTTCAATATTTGGAGTATAAACAGTGCGCATTCATAAGAGTTTCCGTGATATCGGTATGTCAAAAATTGTTCAGGTTTCAGAAAAGGCTAAGGTAGTAGCCCCTGAATATGAGAAATCAACTGGTCAGCCATTTATCTATTTTCAGCGAGGAGAGGTTGGTTATCCAACTGCCCCCTTTATTGCTGATGCGTTTAAGGAGGCAATAGAAAAAGGCTTTACAAAGTATCCTAAGCCGGGCGGAGAAGATTATTTCAAAGATGCCGTTGTAAGCGACTTGTATTTGAACAACAATGTCGTTTTATCTCGCAAGAACATTGTAGCAACCTATGGCGGTCAAGAAGGCCTTGAGTTGACTTTTTCAATGTTTAGAGGACAAACATGCGCAGCATTTACTCCGTGCTGGTCCTGTATGTTTGATAACATAATTCCGTACACTGAAGTTAATTTTCTTTCTGTTCCTCTTGATGCTGAAAATGGATGGAGCATCCCTTGGGATAAACTTGAGAAGGCGCTTGCTGTTTCCGAAATATTCTATTTCAACTCTCCGCATAACCCAACTGGCAAGGTTTTTTCTGTTGAGGATATTGTAAAGATTGTATTTCTTTGCGAAAAGTATGGAGTCACTCTAATTTCTGATGAAGCTTATAAAGGGCTTATCTATAAGGATGTTCATGTAGTTTATAGTCCTCTTCAGACTCACTATCCAAATATCATTTCTGTCAATACGTTTTCTAAGACGTTTGCTGCTACTGGATTTAGAATAGGGTATGTTGCTTCTCCAAGAGAAGATTTCATTGAATACCTTACAGGCGGAAACTATACAGAAACAGCAGGAGTTTCAACTCCAACGCAATATGCGTTTTCTAAAGCATTGTCTCATCCTGACCGTTCTAAATGGGAACAAAGCTATTGGAATGAAATGCGCAAAAGACGACAGACTATTATAGAAAGCCTAAGCGATGCTCTTGGAGCAAATGTTCCTGAAGGGGCATTCTACACCTTCTTCAAGGCCGTAGAAATGCCTTATGAAGAACATCTGGTTGAAAAACTTATGAAAAATGGTATTGCAGTAGTTCCTGGCTCTGCTTTTGGTAGCGAGTTTACTGGATATGTTAGGCTTTCGTTCTCTACACTGAACGAAAACCTAATACGAGATGGAGCGAAAAGGCTTAGCGGCATAGTCCTTTCTTCTAGGTCTGATATTTGTGAACAGCCGCTTTGCTAAAGCCTAGAGGCGAAGTGGCTTTTTTCTTGCCTATACTTACACTATGGAAGAAGACGAACCAATCGAGTTCAGACTTGCTCCCCAAGATGGTGTCAACTGTTTTCCAGATGAAGTTGATGAAATTATGAAAATGCTGGAAATCGAACCGCTATTTATTAGCGACGAGTCGGCTGTCTATGATTTCTACCTGGAAGATGAGATTGTTGAAAAGGCATCTAAATCTCTTGGAATACCAATAAATGAAAATGACCTGATAGTTGATATTGCCAGAAGACTTTTCAAACACAGGAATGGATAACGAAATGATTGCATTCAACACGAATCAAATGGAAGTTCATCAAAATCTCAAAACAAGTAATCCAATCAAGGCTAATGTTCTTGGGATTGCTTCTACATCATGTTTGTATCATGTATATGGCTCGATGAATGCGAGTATTTCTCTATTGGACCCTACAGGAAAGCATGATAGAAACGACTTTGTTTTGTTGAAAGAATGCGGGAATCTTGTTTTCCATGACTATGACAAGCTAAGAGACAAAGAGATTTCATATGCTGGTTTGAATGGCTCGGGGCCGTTCATTTTTGCCAAAGAAAGTGATTTGGACGAGAATGGAGAGCCGGTACAGAGAGGGTGCAAAAAGAACGGATACGGTTGCATCCTATTCCAAACCAGAAAAAGCAATCTGCAATATGTAGTAATCAATACCGAAGGTTATGATAGCGATAGGTATATAGTCGCTCATATTGATGTTGTAGAAAAACTGCTAAGGTATTTTACTTCCCAGAACGAACTTGTCACCATGTCCCTACTTGTTGATAGGCCTCCTCTTCTTAGAGATGGCTTCATGGATGACATTATCAAAAACTCAATCGAGTTTATTCAGAATCATGATAAGTTTGCCAAGTACGGAACAAGACCGTCTAGGGGTCTTATTTTCCGCGGAGATCCAGGAAACGGCAAAACCATGACCTGCAAGTGGCTGCAAGTCTTGGCGAAGAGGGCTGGCTTGTCTGTTTCTACAATCAATTCATCTACTCTTGATTACTACCAAAAGAACAACATGCTTACTAACGCCATGAACAAAACGAATATCATCTTCTTCGATGATATTGACATAACGTATCTTACTCGCAGGAAGGGAAATCGCCTTAGCGATTCGCATATGGCTTGTTCTCTTCTGTCCGCGATGGACGGAATCTCCGACTTCAAGTGTAGCGTTGTTCGTATCTTTACCACAAACGAAACTATCTTTGATATTGATCCGGCGTTCTTAAGGCCTGGAAGGATTGACAAGGTTATGTCATTCGACCCGCCTGAAGCTGAACTCAGGCGCAGGTATATTACTGATTATTGGCACAACGATATTAAGAACGGCATAAACACGGAACTTCTTGTCAAGGAGAGTCATAATTTGTCTTTTGCTGAACTTGAAGAGATCAAGACTCTCCTGGTCCAAGACCTTATTCATAACGGAACTATGAATCTCAATACTGCTCTTAAGTCTTTCAAGGCTAGGCAGTCGTCTGAAAGAGAAATCCGCAAGATGATTGCTAAGAGCAAAGAGAAAGTAGAAGAATGATAGATTTACTTGACATTGCTGCATGGATTGGGGCGTTACAACTCCTTGCTATGTATGCTCTTGTGTCTTCAAACCGCATTAAAGCGAAGAAGCTGTATCACTTTTTCAACTTTACTGGGGCCGGATTTATTTGCGCTACTTGCGTTATTGGAAAAGTTTGGCAAGCGGCTGCTGTTGAAGGTATTTGGGCTTTAATGGCGTTTGGGTTCTTTGTAAATCAATGCATCCCAAGAAAGCTAAGCACAGAAGAACTTCTAATTCGACAGTTCAATGAAGCCAATAAGTCTCTTGAGAAGTATGAAGGCAGACCAGCCTACGAAGCTCTGGCAGCAATTAGAAATGAATTTCCTGACTACAAAGTTTATCTTCTTGAGCCGGGAGATGTCATACATTGCGATTTTGATTACGACAGGATAACACTGGTCAATCATAACGGTTTTGCTAGGTCAATCGTAGTAGGATAAAACTATGTCGCTTTTCAATGTAAATGGACCTGACAATGGGATCAAGGTTGGCGATATCATTACCGCTTTTCATAAGGGGTACTGGGCTGTAACCTCTATTGAACAGAGAATCGTTACAAAGGATGAAGAAGATAGATTCCAGGGTCGCTACGGTAAAGCTGGGGATCAAAAGAACTCCATGATTTACTATGAACTTCTATTTGATAGTAACTTCAAACCTTCTGGTAAGAAGAAAAAGAAGAACAGTTGCGATGCCTATTATTGCAAGAAGGTTGATGATGCCTTTTTCATTGAGAGGATAAAGGAATTCAATGAACAAATTGATGCCTTCTGTCATTTTGCATCTGCTATAAAAGCGATAGGGCAAATGACAAAATTCCCAATAAACCTAATGTCTCTTGGGGGATTCCAGTCTATGTTTGCCGCTCATAAGGTTGGAGAGTGGCTTGATATCGCTGGAAACACAAAAAGCTCTGCCGATGCAACGCATTCTGCATTGCTGCAAAGACTTCTTTCTGGAAAACCGGCGCTTGAAAAAGCCCCTCCCTGCAATATGTCTTATCCTTGGTATGAGCTTGGCGAAGGTAATAAGATAGAACTGGATCCAGAGTTCAATAGGGAAGTTACTGTTAATGGAACCAAGGTTCATTTTGGTAACACTGGTCCATTCCAGTGGGTAGATCAGCCAAATGGAATCGTTGTATATCCTCCTTCTGGCGAACACTTTAAGGTATGGAAAGAGGGTAAAAAGAGATTCATACAAAAAGTTGAGTATAAAGTTGAAATCAAACCGGCACCAGAGAGTAAGCCGTATTTCAAACCTCTCGTAGATGAAAATGGCAAATGGACAGGCTGCGATTATTGCGGTTCTGTAGATTGCGACGGTGAAGAATGCAGAAGATAGAAAAAATCATAACGAACCCGCCGGAAGAACTTATTGTGGAAATCGGAAAAGAAATTGCAACTAACAGGATGTTAGTGGGCGATGCTGGTGCTTTTATTAAAGCAAACTGTTCCAGAGAACAACTCAGAGAAATGATTGATGTTCTATGGAATGGCCCGACCGAGATAGATGAAAAACAAAGGAGTCTGTATAGAAAAGATGCAGAAACTGCTTTGAAGGTTCTTACCGAATACTTGAGCAAGGGAGAATAACTTATGGGTGTTGATTACACAATCATGGTTACTTCTTATGTCAAGTGTTTCAAAAAGATGGAAACAGAGTCGTTTCCTGAGTTCTTCTGCGGCAACAGTAGATGCAAAATCCATAATAAAACGTTCTCTGGAGATATGGTTAATTTTTGTCCGGCTTGCGGAATAAAACTTTCTCTAAGAAATGTTGAAGAAGAAATAGAATCTGTTGACCCATATAAAATGACACAAAATGGAACTTTTGCTTACTTAGATACAAATGATGATTTTGATTATTACGTTCCTAATAAGCATAAGAAGAATGAGCCAAAGCTTCCTCCATCTATTGATGTAAAAAGAGAAGAGACTGGTTTCCATGAGATTATTCCTGATTCTGTTTCTTCTCATTTGGAATGGTTCAAGAAAGAATTTAGCAAAGAAATAGAAAAACTTGAAAAAGCATATGGCAAACAGAATGTAAGCGTTCATTTCGGTATCGTAAACTGGGTGTGTTAATATGGGCATTTTAGAAGATAAATATAAATATCAAGTAGACTTCGCTGATAAGTTACAGTCAAAATATCCTGAACTCTTCAAAGAAAGAGGCCAACCTCATACTTGCATGAATGGGGCTATTGGTGTTGATAGAGGGTGGTGGCCTATACTTGAAGAGGTTTGCGAATATTTAGAATCGCAGCGAAAAAATGGAGTTGATGTTTATTTTGGTCAAATTAAAGAAAAGTTTGCTGCTCTTACTATTTATCTAGATGGTAATTTTACAAAAGAGCAATCGCTTGAACTTCGCAAAAAGATGGAAGAAGTTCATAACAGGTCTCTTGCAACTTGCGAAAAGTGCGGTTCAACTGAACAGGTAACTGTTAGCGCTGATGGAGGTTGGTGGCTTAAGGCTCTGTGTCCTTCTTGTCACAAAGCAGTTGGAAGCAGAGAAGAACGAATTAATGAAGCAAAACAGGTACTTGAAGAAATATATAAAGAAATAAGGAAACAAGATGAATCAGCAACTTGAAAAAAGAATACTTGGCAAGAATGCTCCTGTTTTTGGAGAAGCGCCATCTATAGCTTTGGTCAATCCCAAGTTTGCCAGAAATGTAGGAGCGGTTATTCGGGTTGCTGCTTGTTTTGGAATGAAGCAGGTATGGTTTAGCGGCAATAGGATCAATCTGGATCCTGCTGGCAAAGAGAGAATCCCTCGCGAAGAGAGAATGAAGGGATATGCTAACGTACAGTTATGTCAACATGATTTCTTTTTTGATCAGTTTTCAAAAGAAGTCGTTCCTGTTGCTGTTGAGTTAAAGGATGGAGCAGAACAACTTCATGAGTTTGAGCATCCAGAAAATGCTCTTTATGTCTTTGGTCCAGAAGACGGTAGCCTCAAGAGAGATGATTTGGTAAAATGTCATAGGCGAGTTGTTATACCGACTCGCCACTGTTTGAATCTAGCAACCGCTGTTTCTATTGTAATGTATGATAGAATAGTAAAACTTCATAATAGTGGAATTGACCGTATTCCTACTCAAAACGAACTCTTAAAGAACGATAGGGCCTGCCTTCGTGATCTTGTTGATGCTGATGATGAATCTATTATTGGGTAAAACCTGATTTATGCCGATAATTAAAGCATGAACAGGGCAACATCGACATTCTCTGCTGTTTTGTTTTGTACATTCCTACTCTCTGTAGTAGGAGTTATTGTATATGCTCTAGGTTATAAAGCCATGAAAGAGGGTTTTATACAACTAGAAGAAGAGGTAAAGCCTGAAGAAAAAGCAACATCTTTGGAGGTTGCTAAGAAGGCTGCTCTAACGTATAAAATACATCAAAGCGATGCTTGGGGCAAAATAGAATTGATGAATAATGAATGGGACAGCGAAGATACTAATATCGAAATTAGATATATGTTCCATGATAAGACTTCTGCATTGTTTTATGTTATTGTTCATCCCAAGGAACAGATTGGCGGTATTTACATATCATCAACTCCAAAAGAATGCATGACTCTTGTTCTTGGGTCTCATGGAGAAAAACTTCCAACATCTGAAAATGGAGGCTTTTTTCCTGGACAAAGAATCTTATCAACATTTGGAATCGTTCATGTCCTAACTGGCGTTTTAGATGGGTACGTTACCGTTGAACCTCCAATAACAAAAGCAGAAATAGAAAATACTTTTCTTCTATTAGATAATCCTAAGTCATCTGTTGAGCATTTTACCGTGGACCTTGCGAAGAAATAAACCTTATTGCCGATTTCCATATATGCAAACCGAAATTTGGGTTGTCGCCGTAAAAAGAAAAGACGGGAACCTTCCTGATCCGAATAAGGTTCTTGGGATGTGTAACCCGAATAAAACCGAAGCGTCTAAATATGGAGAATGCGTCTTTTTTGTAAATGAGCCAGACGCAAGGCTGTTCTACAGCGCCATAGATGACGAAATGAGGAAATACTTTTCTGTATACAAGGCTTTTATTGAAATTGTTTCTCCAGCGCCGTAGACATTGAAGGAATTTTCAGTAAAATAGAGTATATAGAATAACGAGCCATATCAAATGCGCTTGATTATTAACATTGAAATATACACGGATAGCTCAAAGGTAGAGCCTTGATATGAAATTTGCTATCACTTCGCACTTCGGCGAGAGCCGAAAACCGTAGTAAATAACAATCGAGAGATTGCAGTTTCGACTACTGCACCGTGTATTATTCTAATATAAGGAGTCATAATGTTAAACTACGAAGAGGTCAATAAGGTATTTATTGCTTTTGATCAAATATGTAAAGATAACCAGCACTCGTTAGTAGATGCTTTATTTGCAAATGCAAAAGTTGAAGATATGCCTCAACAGGTTATGGAAATCTATCTTGATGCAACTCTTGGTGATAGAAAGAAATTCAATAACAGAACCTCATTCTACAATAGATGCATAAAAGAACTGGAAAAAAGGAAAGAGAAGATTAGCAGGAAAATGACCAAACTACTATGAAAGCGTGAAAGTTGCTTGACAGGTGGAGATTTGGTCGATACAATGTAGTCGCTGATAGGAAATGTTTCCTAACCAGCAACCCATCCGGTTTCAAACAGGTGAGCGGCTAACCGGAACGCTCAAAATGAATGGGAGTACACAATGATGTACAAGTCAGGTCTCGTAGCTGTGATAGTGGCGAACGGTAAAATCGTTCGCGAGATGAATTCGGCAGGAACCAGTACGGTTTATCTGCCCTTTGGATGCGAATACAGCATCCGCCTCAAGAACCAAGAAAATCGTAGGGCCGCTGTCAAAATCTCCATTGATGGAGATGATGTTTTGTCAGGTCACCAGTTAGTTGTTGAGGCTAACTCTGAAAGCGAAGTCAAAGGCAAGTTAGATTCTTCAGGGGATCTCGCCAAGAACGCTTTCAAGTTCATTGAAAAAACAGACAAGATCAGGGAGTTTCGCGGGAACAAGATTGATGACGGGATTGTTCGTATTGAGTTCCAGTTTGAGGAACCAAGACCAGTTTTGATTCCTCGTTCGCCAAGACTCAAGAAGAGTAGGCCGGATATCGATCCTTGGGTTCAGCCTTATGCTCCTCCTGTTTGGTATCAGTCTGGCGGCCCACTGAGGGGTTCATCACTGAAGGGAACCGAGTCGTTCACTGATGGTCAGATTTCCTGCCAAAGCTTCAACTGCGCGATGCCAAATGATGACGGCATTACTGTTGCTGGTTCTCATGTGAATCAGAAGTTTGGGACTACATATCTTGGAAACCTTGAAAACCAGACTCATGTAATAGTATTCCAGCTCAAGGGCGCAAAAGCTGATGGACAGCCTATTGTCCAGCCTGTTCTTGCTCGCAAGAAGGTTCAATGTCCAACCTGCGGAAGAGCCTGCAAGTCTAGTAACAAGTTCTGCCCTGAATGCTCTACCTGTTTAGTGTAAAGGATTAACATGCCCTGTATGGGTCCATCAATGCCAGACGACAAAGAGATTGATCGGGTAACTGATGAAGTCTTGCAGTTCTTACGAGAAATGCATAGAATTCAGACAATGCCTATTCCTTTTCCGACTGGCATCAATACCAAAAACAGGGAAGCAGATAGAGCAAAGCTTCGAGAAGCAGTAAAGATACTTCTTGAAAGCAGAAACTGCGAAGAATTTTGAACCAAGCTGCAAGGTTGAAAGGCCTTGCAGTCTTATTGAAAGGAGAATGTTATGTTCAATGCCATTATCCTTGCCATGCATCTTTATCATGGTTGTGCATGTCACTATAAAGAGCCTCCTACTCCCGCTCCAATAAGAGTAGTAGAAGTTGTTGAGCAACCAGATTTGATTAAATGGAACTTGCAGTTTTTCTATGATGCGATGCAAAGAGATGACAGACAGGATATGGAAAAATTTGCAAAGAAATCCATTGAACTTCTGAATCTTCACAAAAAATATAAGGAATACATTAGGGTTCATGAAAAAGATACTTATTTGAAGCTCATGAACCTCAAAAAAGTGATTCCCGAGCCGCCTAAGATTGATTACAATGAGTCTCCTTGCCACGACTGCGCCCCTCCGCAGCAAAAAAGATATTCTCCAGCTAGGAAATATATCATTCCAGGGCAGCAATTGCCTCGTACAAGAGACCCCTTGCCGGGTAATAATGGGAGGTACAGAAACAGGCATGGGCGGTAAAAGACACCATGATGACTGGTTTCCCGAAGTTGTGAAAACACTTGCAAGAAGAGAAGCGATTGACGAAATACTAGCGTTAGCAAGAAATAAAAGCGCAGAGGAAATTCTTTTAGATTTTGCAAATGAAGTTATACAAAGAAATCCAGAAAATGCCGATGCAAGGTATGTTTTGGAAATGTATAGTGAATAAGGGGCCGATTTGGTATTCGACCTAGGAGAAATAAAGGAACGTTGCAAGCCGAGGAACATGCAGGACTCGTAAAAAGTATGTAACAAATCAACTGGCAACAGTTACGCAATGGCTGCTTAAACAAAGCGGCATGCAAACCCTAAGACGCAGATATTGGGGCTAGCGAAAAACTTCTGCTGGACCTAACCCAATTTTCTTTCAGTAAGTTAGGTTAAGAATAAGTGAAAGATGCTTTCTGCGAATGGTATCGGTGCTAGGCGTAGAACTAAGACAAAACATCGAAAAAGCTTGTAGTAACGCCTTGAAAACTTGCTAGACACGCGGGTTCGAATCCCGCCGGCTCCATTAGGTGAATTATGATTTGGGAATATAAAGTAGTAGCATCCGAGACTGGCGCATCCTCAACAAGATGTTACACAGACCAACTAAACTCTTTAGGAGAGCAAGGTTGGGAAATGTGTGCAGAAACTGCTGGTGAGTTTTTGGTATTCAAAAGACCAAAACTTGAAAACTCATTAGAAGAAGAAATCGCAAAACTTAAAAAAGAAAATGCTAGACTTCTAAGCGAAATAAAAGAACCAAGATGTCATAGTTGTCACGCCATACTTGGCGATAATTGGTGCGCAGACTGTGCCAGTAATGCAAATAAATAAAGATAGGAAAATGCTATGTACCACTGGATGAGATTCGCTCCCTTGTAATGTTCCAACATTACAAGGAGAGTTAAATGAACAAAGCAGAACGAAGGTCTCGTACAGAGAAGATTGCAAAGAAGCGCTTCCGTAGGTTATATTGCAATTATCACGGAACTCCAGAAAACTGGCTCTTTTATCGCAAAAGTCAAAAAGATAGAGATGTTCTGTACGGAAAGTGCAGAAATGGCGTAAACTCTTGGCGTTGTCGCTGCGAATATTGCCTTGGAAGAGTTTTTCGCGCACAAAGCATTGCTGATCTAAACTTTAGAGAAGGATTACAAGATGCTATGGAACTTAATATAAGTTTCAGCATGGCATTTCCTAATGTTTTAGATCCAAGTAGCACTGGTCCCTATGATTGGGGTCATGAAAAATGGCATCTTCAAGTTTGTCCTTGGCCTAGCGCCTGGAATATGGGCAACAGATTCCATAATCAAAAATAAACCAACTATAGACAATGCCTTCTTTGAAGGTTAATTGTTAATATGGCTTGAAATATATTCAACAGTAGGTATATTATGTCTACTGAATGGAGATACTATGCAAATTGATAGTTCAGCTATTTTTGATGCTATTATGTTTCTTACCATGATGGCGCTAATACTAGAAAGATCTTTGGCTCTTATATTTGAACAAAAACATATTAGCAAAATGCTAAGCGGTAAAGGTATCAAAGAAATATTAGCATTTTGTTTATGCTTTTTTGTTTGTAAAGAGTGGTCGATAGATGTAATATCAATGATGCTTAAAATGGAGCCTGGTAAAACTCTTGGCTTTATTATTACAGCAGCCGCAATCGCAGGAGGAAGTAAAGCCTCGATAAAGCTATTCCAAGACGTTATAGGAATAGGAAAAATGCGAAAGGAGATAGTTTCAAATGAGCAGCAAAACTCCATCTAACTTTATTGTTCCAAATACAATACTTGGAATTCCTGTTTTATCTTCTGTAAGTGGCCCTCTTTTCAGACTTATAGGAGATAGTGAGGTTATATTGAACAATCCTCATTTTATACAGATACGATGTCTTATTCCTCAAAAAGACACTCCCATTTGTGAACAAATGACCATTACGGATACTTGGATTACAGATGGCAAGGTGGAGTTTGTATCAGCTGTTCCAACCAATACTCAAGGAATATCTCAAGTTGCATGGGAGGGATTGGATAAAAACGCTATAGACTGGAGAAGCGGAGGAGAGTTCTCTATTAAGTTCCCAAAGGGAGGAGTATTTTGGCTCCAATCAAGAGGGGCCGACTTGAGACTTCAAACGTTTGTAGTTGATACTCGTTGGGTGCAAATCGAACCACCATCTGATGTTGTTATTGAAAAAGTTGATAGTAAAACTGTTAAAATAAGCTGGAAAGATAACTCTGAAATAGAAGTCGCTTTCCATGTTTTGATTGAACAATATGTTGGCGGGAAATGGGTAAGAATACCTTATTTAAGAGTTCCAAAGAATGTAACCACTGCTACATGGAAAGCTCTTCCTGGTTATTACAGATTTGCAGTTCGAGCTGGAGTTTCTAACCCTGAAGAAACATGGACTTTCAAGAGAGTAGTTTCTGCTGATATAAATAGCACAACAGAGGAAGTTGCATTCAAAACTGGTTCTATTATTAAATATTCTGCACCTACCAGCTGGTCTTATTTCTTTGTTGATGGGTTATTCCAAAAACCATTGGCTCCTACCAATTTTGGCGGAACTATCAAAAATGAAAATACAATCTTCTTCGTATGGCAGGACAATTCAAATGAAGAAAGCACCTTCCATATTCTTGAAGATAAATGGGTTAATGAAGCTTGGGTTAGACAGCAAACTATAAAAATCCCTGCAAATCGCAGATCGTACACTACAGATTCTAGAACTTCCGGGAAATATCGCTATGCAATAAGGTCTGCTTATAGTTTTCCAAATACAAACATTGTTAGAACTTCTTCTCTAACAAATTGGATTGAATTCACAATTCCATAAAGAAGATTTGCACTTGAAAGTTGAATTTTCAAAACGCAACGATATACTTGATTGTTGCGTTTTTGTCCTGAAAGGCGGTCTAGCAGACTAAACTTTTGTCGGAAAAAGGAAGAGTATGAATCTAGTACAAATAGCTCTGGCTTCAAACCTGCTATGTTCAGTTACAGCATTTGCATTCTCTAATCAGGTTCCTCCGTTGTTTGAGAAGGTAAGCGATACAGTTGTTAAGCTCAATAACCCGCATTTTGTTCAAATTCATTGTTTGATTCCGCAGGTAGAAAAACCCACCTGTTCTACTATGACGATTATTGATACATGGGTTGTAAATGGTAAATGCGAATACTGGTCTGGAGTTCCTAAAAATAGCGGAGGGAATACTCGTCCAGCAACTGGTACATGGCCCGCTGGAGCTGTTGACTGGAAAACCGGAGGTTCATTTGAGTTAACGCTACCTCCTGATGGTGTTTACTGGATGCAATCAAGAGGGTCAGATTTAGTAATACAAAACTATGTACTTGATACCAGATGGAAAAGCCCTGCCATCCCAACAGCATTCGCCGCGCAAGACCTCGGTTCGCAAAAAGTTAGGTTTTCATGGAATGACGTTTCTAATAATGAGGTTGCATTCCATATACTTACGGAACAGTATATTGGAGATAAATGGGTAAAGCTTCCTTCGTACATAAGAATTCCGGCAAACAAGTCTACAATAGACTATCAGACTCAGGCAGGATACTACAGGTTCTCTATCCGTTCTGCAATGTCCGCTGCCGAAGAAACTTGGAATTTCAAAATAAGAGTTCTAGGTAATACGCTGGAAACATTTCAGAATATAATATTCACAACTCCTTCGGTAATTAAGTATTCTAATACCACTAGTTATGTTTATCTTCTAGTCAATGGAACATTTCCGAATCCTGTTGCCCCTTCTAATTTTGGGGGAATATTGAATCCAAACAATACCATATACTTCGTATGGCAGGACAATTCAACCAACGAAACGGTATTTCATCTACTGGAAGATAAGTGGGTAAATGGAGCTTGGGTTCGTCAGCCTTTGATTAGGATAGCGGCGAATAGAACTTCCTACACTCTTCCTGCTCGTCAATCTGGTAAGTATCGCTACGCTCTAAGGTCTGCATATAGTTTCCCAGATACCAACATCGTCAGAACTTCCGGTATAAGCCCGTGGATTGAGTTTGTAATTCCGTAAAGCATTGATTTTGAGGAAAAACAATGAACGCGACAGATAACAATAGAGTTGAAGATCTGGTTTCAAAACTCAAGAGCGCTTGCGAGGCTTATTACAATGGCGATGATCCGATTATGTCAGATGCTGACTTTGATCGGGCCAAGGATGAACTTGTTGAGCTTGATCCTAATCATCCTTTCCTGAAAACTGTTGGCGCTCCAGTTGATAGCGGCGAACTTAAGAAAGTAAAGCATGAAATCCCTATGGGTTCGTTGAAGAAGATCAACAACTCCGAAGCGGAATTCAATACTTGGCTTGGTTCTGTAAAGCCAACCACAGGAGACAATCCTGTTCTTTGCGTAAACTGGAAATTGGATGGTTCAAGTCTTGAGCTTGTATATCGTAATGGCGAGTTTGTTCAGGCAATTACTCGCGGAGACGGAGAAATTGGCGAAGACGTAACGCATACGATCAAGAACGCTAAAGGCTTTCCCAGGAAACTTAATGAGAAGATTGATATTTCAGTAAGAGCCGAAGCCCTTTTTCGTCTATCCGACTGGAACAAGTTCCTGAATAAGGAAGGCAAGAATCCTCGCAATGCTTGCGCAGGCACGGTTCGTCGCACTGATGGTCGCAACTCCGAGCATATCCATTGCGTTGCTTTTAATATTCTTGGAGTAAAGAAGTGGGCAACGAATAAGGAAAAGCTTGGATGGCTGAATGATAACGGGTTTGAAATAACTCAAACATACTTTGTTACTCCTGACAAAGTTAAGAAGGTTGTTGATCAAACTCTTGAAAACAGGGATAAGATTGCTTACGAGATTGATGGTCTTGTTGTAAGCCTAGATAACTGCGAACACCAAGATGCTCTTGGAGAGAAGGACGGGCTTCCTTATTGGGCAAGGGCTTGGAAGTTCCCTGCAATGGGAGGCTTTAGCCTTCTTCTTGATGTTGTATGGGATGTTGGAACAAGAGGAACGATCAATCCTGTTGCTATTGTCGCTCCTGTTGAAGTTGGCGGCGTAACAATTCGTAATGTAACCCTTCATAATATGGACGAGATTGATCGTCTTGGTATCCAGATTGGCGACGATATTGAGGTTGTTCGCGCAGGCGATGTTATTCCCAAGATTGTTAGGGTTGTCAAGCAAGGAAGCGCTCGTCAGAAGATTTCATGTAACGAATGTCCTGCTTGCGGTAGCAAAGTGTATCAGGACGGCCCATTCATGCGTTGTTCTGCTGGCGATTCATGCGAAGGCGTCCTCAATAAGAGGATCATGAAGTATATCAAGAAGCGTGAAATCATGTTCCTTGGAGATTCTGCTCTTGATAAACTGATTGAATCTGGCGATGTTTCTTGCGTAAAGGATTTGTACTTCTTAACGGTTGGTAAGATGGTTGCTGCCGGTCTTGGAGAGGCAATGTCTCAGAAGATTCTTGAGGAAATCAGGAAGTCTATGGACGTTACTCTCTCTGATTTGATTGGTTCTCTGTCTATTGACCTGTTGGGCCGCTCAGAGGCGCAGAACATCGTTGATGGAGGATTCGTTACGCTTGCTATGTGGAAAGACATGAAGCCTTCCGACTTGATTAAATTGGGCGGATATCAGGATGTCAAGGCTGGTCGTATTTGCACAAGCCTTAAAACAAATTGGGATATCATTGAAGGTCTTGCTGCAATCCTTAATGTACAAGAGGGGAAGATTCAGCCGAAGGTTCGTCCGAAAGGTTCTTTGTCAGGACTTTCATTCTGCTTTACTGGTGCTGCCAATAAGACCCGTAAGGAATTACAGAAGATTGTTGATGATAACGGAGGCATCTTCTCTGATAGTGTGGATTCTACTTTGAACTACCTGGTTATTGCCGATGTTAATAGCACTTCAAGCAAAGCAGTTAAGGCACGAAAACTTGGAACAAAACTAATTACAGAAGAACAATTCCTCAAAATGGCTGGTGTATAATGCCAAGAACAAAAGAAAGCACATGCCCTTATTGCGGTTACAAGATTGATGCCATAAGCGGTATTGATAATGAAAAAGATATGCCTAAAAAGGGCGATGTTTCTATTTGTATCAAATGCGCTGGCTTTATGACATTTACAGAAGACTGTTCTCTCGTAGAAATGAAACAAGAAGAGTTTCATGAACTACCTGATCAAGTCAAGAAGCAACTTGCAAAACTAAGAGATTGCATTCTTGAAATAAGAGAAAATGAGTTTGAACCATAAAAATAACACACTCAACAAAGGGGGTAGTATGAATTGGAAGATTATGAGCGTTGCAGGGATTTTGGTTATTGCTGGCTTTTCATCTATGATTGGAGCAACATCTCCAGAAAAGCCTATGGTTGAAGAACAACCAACAGTAAGAACAGATGGGTTTGTACCATTCCCGGCATGGGTTAATGAAACGTCTTCAACTGGAAGATATCAGACTTCAACATCGGGCGCTGACCTAAGAGCGATCATGCTTATGAGAGAAAGGGTTGTTGTTCCAAACACAAACCCTGTTCAATATACTAGTAGACCTGTATGGGTTGATGCGAATTTGATTTCTGAAATTACCCCAGCTCCGTCTACCGGACCTCATGCAGGTCATACTCATGTTATTATAGTTGAGCCTTACACTCAAACAAGGATTATGGAAGGCCCTCCAGAAAACTATGCTTGGGTTTGGGCAAGAATCACGCTTAAGAAGGTTTATTCCGTACCAACAACTCCGATGCAGTAAAGAAAGGGATGATAGACATATGCCATACGATCCAAGACCCGTAAGCGAAGGCGGCAATCGTGGCGCTGGCGAAGAGTTTCAGCTTAAAGCCCCAAAAGGCAAGTTTAGGGTCATTTCTGTTGATACGTTTGATGGCGGGGATTGTTGTCATGGAGAGAAAAATAATCTCAATGACGCTATTAAGTTAGCGCAACAGCATTGTGGAACAATGCTTAAGGCATATGTCTATGATGATAAGGGAAGACAGGTTTGGAGTGGAGGCTCTTTTTGATGGTAATGAAAAGGCGAGGCTTTTCTCTTATAGAAGTAATGATATCGCTGTTTATCCTTGTATTAGGATTAATGACGATAAGCTACGTTATGTCTTCAGTAACTGCAAGGCTTGTACGAAATACTAATGAGTTTAGAACGGAAGTCATCTTTCGTTCTATGGATGATTTTCCAATAACTCAAGAACTTGTTTTAGGATGGAACGTTTTGCCTTCTATGTTATGGAATGGTTATTCAGTAGGAAGAGCGGCATATCTATATGAAGACAACTCCAAAGAAATAATAACTTGGACATGGAATAGGCCCGGAGTAGAAGAAACATCAATAGTAAATCTGTCTTCTTATAGCCCTTCAAGCGGTGACATTCTTGTTTCTTGTTCTGGCAATATATTTTACATTGATAATGAGATGCCTTCTGCTAACGAGTTTGAATTAACTAATCCTTTCTTGTTGATAAAATCTCGAATAATATTGGTAAAGTCTAAAAGAGAGTGAGGAACTCTAATGAAGATCGTTGTCCCCGAATTTGCTTTTAGCCATTTCGATGATTCAAAGCATTTTCCTGCTATCCCGTTTACCTCTCCTGCTGAGTTTGAACGAGATTTGAATGAACGGAAACCAGTTGCAGAAATGCCTGGTTATGCTCCATTCTGTAAGTTGTTGTTCTTTAAGAACTGGACTCATGCCAGAGTTGGCATTGTTCCTATTACCCATCAAAACGAAGCATGGATCAAAAGCGAATATGAAGCTCGTAGAGAAACCGAACTTCCAGTTCTTGTTCGCTATTTAGAGGGAACCTGGGTTCCTCTTGCTGAATATCTTTGCGTCATTGTTTATGACAAAGAACAAATGGCAAAAGAAGGCACTGCAATCGACGGAGACTTTGCAGTTGTTAATATCTTGAGACTCATGGAGGCTGTTGAGCCTCCCATTCCTCCTATCACAATGATGCGCAACGCCCTTGGTGTTAGCGAAGGCGGGTCAGGCGTTCCGCTCGATAGAGAGAAGTACATGGCTTCTGTTGAGTTTTGGAACAAACACGTTGCCGTCAAACCTAGAGAGTCATAAAATGAGAGAGAAAAAATTCTGGCGAGAGTTAATTCGCGTAGTAGCAAAAAATGATCACACTATTATTGTTGTTATTCCCTCATGGAGACCCGAAGAAGGAGTAGACTTCAGTATAGGGGAGATTGGCGAAGAAACATGGGAAGCCTTACAAGTTGGCGGAAGATATTTTGCAATGGTCAATTCTGATGCAGAATACATGGTTGACCTTGAAATAAGAGACATTGAAACGAAGAATATAACTCCCGTTTCTCAAATGAGTGATGATTACATTAGGCAAAATGCCAAATCTCTTCCAGTAGATGATCTTGTTAAAGAACTTATAAGACTAAGAGATGCGATTTGGGAACATCGGCAGCAAACCGGCGATAACTTGTGCTGGATAAATGATCTCAAATTGTGGCAGGCGGTTGATCCGTTGGCTTGCTATAGACATGATATGGTTCCGGGGAGAGAAGAGTTTTTGGGCAACTGCGCAAGATATCACGAAAGTAGGGTAAAAGGATTGCCTTATGACGAGGCTCCTCAGAAAACTAGCGCCGTCACGAAAGACGGGAAAAGGATTGATCAATGAAGCAGGTATTTCAAGCAAGTAATGGTAAAGTATTCGAGCATGCGGAAGATGCCGCTCATGAGGAAAGATTTATCGAAGAGGTAAATGATATCCTCAAGCCTTTCAAGGATAAAAAAATAGAACCTGGCGAGTTTGTTCAAAGAAACAGCGAACTCGTACAAAACATGATTGACAAGACCTACAGGGTTCTTCTCAGGTACTACGGCAACAGTTCGGAAATTCCGAAGCTCTGGAAAAAAGAACCTAGAGGTTTTGTTGGTAGGTATCTTGACGACGGGAACAGTCCTGCATACTCTATATATGGAGTTCTTTTGTCAATAGATAACATGAATCGCCAATGGGAACAGCCGTATTATGCCCTTGCTGCAAACAGAGGCGAGTACCCCAGATAAGGAGGGTATAATGGGAACCGAAGAAGGCTTACGGGAATTAATGAACGAGGTTGAATCTCTTGCCAAAAGAGTTGAGTCAGGAGAAATCCCTGAAACAGCAATGCCTCGATTTTTTTACTGCGGACATAAGCATGTATGCAGTTATACGGGGACAGAATGGTTCAAGTGTTCATGCGGTCATACTTGGTCTGTAAGCGAGTCTCAATACATAGACGATTGGAGAAAAGACAATAAAGTTCAGTATTCATGTCCTGCTTGTAAAAAGTCTGAACTGCCTCAGAATATACACTGGTATCATGAATATAATCAAGAATCTCGATGGGAATGTCTTGGATGTAAGCATCAATGGAATGCAAAAAACGGAGAAGTATGCCCATCGTGCAACTTGAATCACAAGGATTTTAGGCAATGCCAGCCGCCGACGTTATAACCCCTAAACTGCTAGAACGCGATGATTTTCGCAAAGCAGTTTTCCTACGCGATAAACATACTTGTGTTATCTGTAAGGCCCCAGCGGTTGACGCTCATCATATCTTAGAGCGTAGGTTGTTTTCTGATGGTGGTTATTATTTGAATAACGGAGCAAGTCTCTGTTCTGATTGCCATTTGAAGGCAGAAATGACAACCATTTCTGTTGAGGATATTAGAGCCGCTTGCGGTATTTCTGAAAATAGCAAAGTTCTTCCTGAACACCTTTATGATGATCAGCCTTATGACAAATGGGGGAATCCTATTCTTCCAAATGGAAGAAGAATGAGAGGAGAGCTTTTTGACGATTCTTCTGTTCAGAAAATACTGAACGAAGCAAATGTTCTTTCTCTATTTAGTAAATACGTTAAATACCCTAGAACGTGGCATCTTCCCTGGTCTCCTGGCGCAACCAAAGATGACCGCATTATCAAGACCACTGATCAATTCAAGGGTCAAGAAGTTGTTGTAACTATTAAGATGGACGGCGAAAATACTACAATGTACAATGACTACATTCATGCTCGCTCTTTGTCTGATAAGAAGCACTGGTCTAAAAGTTGGATTAAGAACTTTCATGGTAGCATTGCTCATGATATTCCAGAAGACATGAGGCTTGTTGTAGAAAACCTGTATGCCAAGCATTCTATCAAATATATAGAACTTGAAAGTTATTGCTATGGCATTTCTGCATGGATGAATATGACTTGCCTTGAGTGGGATACTTCGTGCGAATGGTTTGCTCTTTTGGGGATTCCTGTTGTTCCGGTTCTTTATAGAGGAGAATGGGACGAAGAAAAGATTAGCTCTATTTTTGTTGATTACGATCTAAATGAGGGATATGTTGTAAGACTTGTTAGGTCTTTTCATTATAAGGATTTCTCTAAGAGCGTTGCAAAGTTTGTTAGGAAAGGTCATGTAACATCTGATGACCACTGGTTCTATGGAAAAGCGGGAGAAGTGAATAGTCTCAAGGAATCTAAAAATGTCTAGAATAGCTGCCAAAATAGCCCCCAAGAAGCTTCTTAAGAAAATTGAAGATGCCATACGAAATCATTCTCTTTTTGAGAATGAAGAAGGCAGTGAATCTTGTGATTTTTTCTATACTAATAGACATATTCTACTGTCTTTGAATCAAAAGCTTCAGAAAGACCTAAGTAAGATTCAGTTTGATCTTGAAAACTTTTATAGCGCCCCATTCAATCCTCCCGGAGATTCTGCTGCGATATTGGGTTTGCATACCTCCTCTTCTGGTTTGACTTTTTTAGGATGCGAGGCAGGAGGAGACTGGGAATATCCAATCTACTTCATTATTTATTGGGATGGAGAAATTCTTAGAAGTTATATCCCAAATAAAGGTAACTATTACAATAAGAAGACTAAAATGGCATTCGGAAATTGTGAAAAGTCGGATTTTGAACAAGGATACGAATACGGTAGCTTTGATAACAAAAATGATTTCAATGCCATGCTTGCAGATATTCAAGAAAGAATAGTCGTGAAGGGTTGAGCAATGGAAAAGAAGCCATTTTTAGTAAATGTTGAAATAGAGTTTGCTATTTTCGCGGAAAATGAAGACGCCATTTATAATCATCCCGATCTTAGACGAGCAGTAGAGGAGGCTTTATACACAAGCGACTCTTGTATTTCTTTTATAGATCCTTTAGATAGAATACCTAATGGATGGAGCGGAGATTGCCTTGTTTATGGAACGGATGAAGATATAACATTAGAAGAGGCTCTAAATTGGAAGCCTAAAGAATCTGAACCAATAGATAAGTATACAATGCTGTTTCCATTTATGACGATAGATCCAGCATGAATAAACAACAATCAATACAATCCCTATTCCTTGATATCTGCGAAGATGCATACAACCAGGGATTGTATATGTTTGGCATACTATCTTCAACAAGAAAAGGGCCGGAGCATCCAATGAGACAGCCCGGCTATTTTTACAATAGGCTTAGCGAAGAAGTAAAAGAAAGAATAAGAAACGAACTAAAGCCAGAGCATATGCAGTCTCTTCTTTACAAGTTTGTTGCTTGGGGGCCTGTTATCCCTTGGGAAGAACAAAGAATCTTAGACGCCAAAGACGGTTTCAAACGAGAAAAACTGAAGTTTGAACTAGAGTTAATGAAGCACGGTTGGCGTCCATAATTAAATAATACCTGACAAGGTAAATTGCGCAATTATTTGTATACTTACAAATGGAGATTGCGCAATGGCTACAAAAATACAATTAAGACATGATACGTCTGCTAACTGGGTTCTTTATAACCCGGTTCTTTTAATTGGAGAACTTGGATACGAAACTGATACTCTTAAGTCTAAACTTGGAGATGGAGTTTCTCGTTGGATAGATCTTGATTACGTTGTTGCTAGTGGGGCTGGAGGTGGTTCTGGCTTTAGTGGTTATTCAGCAGACTCTGGCTTTAGTGGTTATTCAGGTTATGGAGATTCCGGGTTCTCTGGATATTCTTCGACTTCTGGTTTTAGCGGTTATTCTGGATTTAGTGGATATTCTGCTGAATCTGGTTTCTCAGGATATTCTGGTTATGGACAGAGTGGATATTCTGGATATTCAGGCTTTAGCGGTTATAGTGGTTTCTCTGGCTATTCTGGCTTCTCAGGCTACTCAGGTTTCTCAGGATATTCTGGTTTCTCTGGATATTCAGGACGTTCTGGTTTCTCAGGCTATTCAGGTCGTTCAGGATTTTCAGGCTACTCAGGAATAAGCGGATATTCAGGAATAGATTATCCTTATGTTGGAGCATGGTCTGGTGCTTCGGTATCTTATGTTTTGAGAGATACAGTTTCTCATAACGGAAGTTCTTATGTTTGTACATCAGGGCACACTTCTGGAGCAAGCACTGAACCTGGCGTAGGTGGTTCTTGGACTACTGTTTGGGATCTTACAACAGCATCAGGTTATAGCGGTTATTCCGGTTATGGACAGAGCGGCTTTAGTGGTTATTCAGGCTATGGAACATCAGGTTTCTCGGGATATTCCGGTTTTAGCGGTTATTCCTCAACATCTGGCTTCTCAGGTTATAGCGGATTTTCTGGATATTCTGGTCGTTCAGGATTTAGTGGTTATTCTGGATTATTCGGTGGAGATAGTCAACTATTCTATTTTGATGACGTTGTTCAAGATATTACTAATGCAAATGGATACATGGGAAGCAATGCTGTTGCTGGCGGCTTAACGAATGCTACAACTCTTATATATCTACATCAAAATAATCTAAATGGAGTAAGTATAGCTGATTGGGTTCGTAATATGACTCTTTCTACCAATTCTGTTGGTGGAAGAATAAGAGCTTCTTTACTTAGCACGCCAACTACATTTATTGACTATACAGTTACAGGCTCTGGCTCTGCTTTAGCTTTACAGGGTGGATATTATTATGCGGTTCCAGTTACTTATGTTGCCGGTTCAACCGTTTCCGGTCTCGAATATATAATAATTTCATTTGTGTATGCTGGAAATAGCGGTTTCTCGGGATATTCTGGCTATGGAACATCAGGTTTCTCGGGTTATTCCGGTTATGGACAAAGCGGTTTCTCGGGATATTCTGGCTATGGGCAAAGCGGTTTCTCTGGATATTCTGGCTATGGGACTTCTGGATTTTCAGGCTATTCTGGATATGGAGCATCTGGCTTCTCGGGTTATAGTGGCTTCTCAGGTTATTCTTCAACTTCTGGTTTTAGTGGTTATTCTGGCTTCTCTGGCTATTCTGCTGAATCAGGCTTCTCGGGATATTCTGGCTATGGGCAAAGCGGCTTCTCTGGATATTCTGGCTATGGGCAAAGCGGCTTCTCGGGATATTCTGGCTATGGACAGAGCGGCTTCTCAGGTTATTCAGGTTATGGACAGAGCGGCTTCAGCGGTTATAGCGGTTTCAGTGGTTATTCTGGCTTCTCTGGCTATTCTGCTGAATCTGGCTTCTCTGGCTATTCTGCTGAATCTGGCTTCTCAGGTTATAGTGGTTTCTCTGGATATTCTTCGACTTCTGGTTTTAGCGGTTATTCTGGATTTAGTGGATATTCTGCTGAATCTGGTTTCTCAGGCTATTCAGGTTATGGAACGTCAGGTTTTAGTGGTTATTCAGGTTTTAGTGGTTATTCAGGTTCTAGTTTTTCTGGAGACGCTTCTGAAATAATAAGCGGAACAATAAATACAGCAAGGTTGGGTTCAGGAACCGCTAATAATAACAGTTTTTTAAGAGGAGATAGCACTTGGACAGCTGCTCAGGCATTAGATCCTGAATTAACTGCTATAGTAAACTTATCATCAAATGGGATTATAGTAAGAACATCTTCTTCTACAGCATCTGCTAGAACCTTGCAACAAGGAACTGGAATCTCTATATCAAACGGAGATGGTGTAGCAGGTGACCCTGTTATTTCTTTGTCTGGTAATACTTCAGGCTTCAGTGGCTATTCTGGTTATGGACAATCCGGCTTTAGTGGTTATTCTGGTTTCTCTGGATATTCTGGAGAATCAGGCTTTAGTGGTTATTCTGGTTCTGGACAAAGTGGCTTCTCAGGATATTCTTCAATTTCAGGCTTCTCAGGATATTCTGGATCTGGTTCTGGAACTTATACTAGGATTATATCAGCGATGTTAACATCGCAAGGCGATACTGCTTACATGGTTATTCCTACATCTTCAACTATAACAGCATCATACATTACTGGTCTTTCTTCATCAGGAGCTGCAACTTCTGGATCTGCTGTTGTTGATATATTAAAAAGCAATGACGCAGGTTATCCTCCAACAGCATCAATAGCAGCATCAGCAAAACCAACATTATCATCATCTAACAAATCTGTTGATAATACGCTCACTGGCTGGACCACAAGTATAACAGCTGGAGATTGGCTTGGATTTAAATTAGATTCAATATCTACAGTTGCTTATGTTATTGTTTCTCTTAAAATAACTGTTCCATAAAAAAAGGAATTATATGGCTTTAACATCAATAGTTGGTTCTTTTATTTTTCCAGATACAAATTATGTTCCAGCAAATAATCCTAACTCTTTGATTCTTGATGCAACAAGAGACAAGATTGCTATGCCATATGTTTGTACTAAAACTGGTAACATATCAAAAGTTAGATTTATGACTTCCAGTGTTACGACTAGTGATACATTGAAAGTTTCATTTCAAGACAGAGACCTTGCTACAGGTTATCCAGATGGCATAGTAGACGAATATAGAACATTATCTGTAACTACAGGACAAACATGGTATCAAACAGGAATAATGAGTAGTGACGGAACGGATAATGGAACAAAAAGGGCAGTTACAAAAGGAGATAGATTTTGGATTGTATTTGAATTTAATAGTAGAGTTGCAGGTAATATGATTATATACATGACAAATACTCCAACTGGAGATACTAACGAAGCATATTGCTCGCTTTCTACATCATCAGTATGGAGTAAAATAACTGGATGCGCTTGTGTAGAAATAGAATATGATGATGGTTCAACAGTTTTTTCTCCATTTGCAATTCCAAGCATTAATAATGCAGCAACAATTGCAAGTAATACTAATCCAGATGAAATTGCCCTTAAATTCAAGTTTCCAGTACAAGTAGAAGTTACGGGAGCTTATGTTTTCATTGACTTAGATGCTAATTGTGATATTGTTTTATATGATAAAGACGGAACAACTGCTTTAGAAACCGTGTCCTTAGATTCAGATCAAAGAAATGGAACATCAGTATCTGGAACCCAAATAGAATTTGTTTCTTCAAGAACTTTAGAAGCAAATTCATATTATTACCTTTCTATTAAACCAACTACTACAACAACTATTGGATACAGAACTTATGATTTTTACAACGCATCAAGTTTAGATATGGCTTGTGGAGGTCAAAATTTCCACTTGGCCCAGAG